ATGTCGGCTCTCTGGGGGCGGTCCACGGTGGTCACTCCCTTAGTTGTCTTCACACTCGCAACGATCTGCTGGTCCCTCTGGGTTCGTTGGGCGACATGGCACTGCCCCGACGAAATCGCCGCCACCTTGAACATAGCCCTTCAAGGTGGCGCGGTATTTCTCATGAGCCCCTTCGCAAGCAACACCATCGGCCACTGGCTCTACAGAGCCACGGGGTGCTGGAACTTGGAAGACATGATCGGCCACGACTTGTACGTCATCGCTGCCTCTGCGATCACAATGGACGCCCTCTACCGCCTCGACGTGGATATCGACTGGAAGTTCCGCCGATACGTCGAATGGCCGGCGACCGTCTTCATCCCGTTCCTGCTGCTGGCTTTCGCCGCGGGGGACGCGGTGCGCTCCTACCATCCAGATTTCTTCCGGGCACCAGTCACTGATCTTTGGATGCTGGCGTATTGGCTGATTCTGTGCGGACTACTGGCGCATCTGTTGGTGTATTCCATGCGGGCGCTCATACCGCTCTGGATGGACCGCTCAAGCCGACCGATCGCAACGGTCTACATGATCGCCACCGGGTGCGGGATCACCGCCTGTATTTCGCGGATGACTACCGCCACGTTCCTTAACGACAGTCAGCAGGACACCGTGACAGCAGGGTTAGCCGTTTGGATTCCCGCGGCGCTGTGTGGCTCGATATTCGCGGCGGCTGCCGGACTGGCATGGCTTCAACGTGTACGCCGACTCATCTCCCTTTGAGGCGGGCCCGTGTCACCGAACCGCGCCGCTTGTCCTCCTCGATTTCGTCCGCTTCGCTCGATGCTCGCGGAACCGCGCGCATCTGCTGAAGGGTGGAAAGAAGGATGCCGCGATCCTTCTCGGACAAGCTGGGGTCAAGTCGGATGGCTTGCTCTGGAGTGGGTGAGTCATAGGTGGGCAGGTTGAAGCCCATAGCCTCGATGGCCGCGACAGCAATCTGGGACGGTGCGACCCGTAATGCAGCGGCCAGGTCGAGAATGTTCTCCCGCTTGATCGATTCAAGCGGGTTACGGAATCGCGAGATGTTGGACTTTGAAATGACACGGCCCTTCTCCTTTGCGTTGCGCACCAGATCTGGGTCGGACCAACTGTTCGCGTCCTTCACGCTCTCCATCAGCTGGTCGAGCTGGTGCCGTGTGGCCATGTCGTCACACTCCATCTTTCGTGGTCGTGTCGTCCACTCGCTTGGGCACTGCGATTTCCAAAGTGCTGGGCACTAAGAAATCGCCGAATACCAAGTAGATAGTCGCAGGTCAGCGTCTATCTCGCAAAACACATCTGTGTAGTTTGTTGCGCCCTGGGCACCCTCCATGATTTGATGGACAGGAAAGCTGGACACCACGGACAGGAAGATGTAATGTCAATGACACCGCAGACCGAACAACTTGGCGAGGTGTACATGTACGTCAGGGATCACAAGAAGATCGTCCGCCTGATGATCTGCCAAGAGGTATCGCAGCGAGAAGTCTCACGGGCGGCAGGATGGAAGTCGCACTCCTACTTAGGGCGCATCTTGCGGGGCGAGGTCCGCACCCTCGAGGCGGATCCAGCACTCCGTATAGCCCATTTTCTCAAGGTGCCCGTCGATGATCTTTTTGCGACAAGAGTGGACAGTAAAACTGGCCAGTCCGGTCGGGAAAATAGGACGAAGGGCGCGGCATGACCGCGTGCCCGACTCCAGAGAAGGGGCGCTACCGCTCGCAGGCGGAAGCCAAGAAAGCGCAGCGACGCAGGTACGCGGGATACGGGCGACAGAAGCCGCACCTCTATCCCTATGAATGCCCGAGCGGTGAGCACTGGCACCTAACCCACCACACACCGGAGAAGCAGATGGCGACGTTCGATAAGAACACCAAGGGCGCAGGCCTGGTGGCCACCTCCAATATGTTCGAGGATTCCAACGTCCGCCACGTATTCACCGACCAGCCTGTGTGGATCGGCAAGGACATCTGCGATGCGGTGGGTATCAAGGCCTACCGCGATGCCATCGCACAACTCGACACCGACGAAAGGGTGTCGGTGGCCGTCGACACCCTTGGTGGTCCGCAGAACATGGTCGCTGTCACCGAAGCCGGGGTGTGGTCGCTCCTACTCATCAGCCGCTCACCCAAGGTGAAGCCATTCAAGCGCTGGCTCACCCATGAAGTTCTTCCCTCAATCCGAAAGACCGGGCAGTACGGCCAGGCATCCAACATCGCCCTACCAGATCGCTCAACACTCGCCCAGTGGGTGATCGAGGCCGAAGCCCGGCTAGGCGTAGCCGAAGCCAAGGTTGCCGAACTGGAACCCAAGGCTGAGTTCTACGACGAACTCATGGACGCTGACGGCACCTACTCATTCCTGGCCGTGTCCAAGATGATCGGTTGGGGCCGCAACATCATGATGGCCGAACTACGCAAGTCCGGCGTCCTCCAGAAGAACAACCTCCCGTACCAGCGGTACGAACACCACTTCAAGGTCACACCCCAGACATTCATCAACCGCAAGACCGGCGAGACCGTGCCCACCGCAACAACATCGGTGTGGCCCAGTGGAATCGAGTTCATCCGCAAGAAGCTCGCACAGACATCGGAACTGATGGAGGTGACGGCATGACCAAGCTCTCATACAACCGTAAAGAAGCCGCCGAATACCTCGGCATCAGCCTCTACAAGCTGGATGAACACAAGCGCTTGGGGCATATCTGCCCGCGGTACGACGGCTCGGTCCCCTTGTACCCCAAGGAAGAACTCGATGCATTCTTCGCATCCCTGCCGTCTGAACCTAAGTCGGCGTAGAGCTTTCAACAACTGAATAACCCCCGAACGCTGGGGCGGGACATCTTGGCGGAAGACCGCCCCAGCGCCACTGCAACCAACACCTTGGAGGTGTGGCGTGTTCAAGCGTAGATCAATCGCGGCTGTAGCCGTAACAGTCCTAGCGGTTTCATGTGCTCCACCAGCCCACGCGGACTCGGCTCAAGACCTAGCCGAAAAATACGGCATCTCGGTGTGCCGAAGCCTGGATGCCGATCCCACGATCGATGGGGTTCTCAACACCGGGGTATCACTCACCAAAAAAGCGAACATCGACCCGTACGTAGCGGGACAAGTGTTGGCGTACAGCGCAATCTGGTTTTGCCCCAAGCACGTTGCCCTCTTGAAGCGGTTCGCCGACTACTACAAGGGAGGGCGAGAAGCATGAGCGACGAAAACGCAATTGCAGATGTCGTGGAACGGCTAGAGAAGGCCGACCGTGAACTCTTCAAGCTCTACCAGTCCGCGGGCGCCACGGAATTCATTCGTCTTGCGGGGAAGCGTGAAGGCGTCCAGCTAGCCCTCTCGTACTTGAGGGAGACGCAGCCATGACCGTCGAAAGTGCTGTAGAGCGAATCGTTTACGACTGCGCAGCTGACATTGACTTGGAAGAAATCGAGGAGATGTTGGCCTCTGTCCGCAGTCAACTACCCAACCCGGAGTCGGTGTTGTGGCGGTACGACAAGTGCGAACTGGAGACCTATACGGCGCTTAGCGCTGAACTCGGGGTCAACCCACGGGCATTGAATGCCGAGATACAGCGCGCATGTTCCTGCGCGCAAATCGGAATGGAGTTCAAGTATTCCGAAGATGAAGAAGGGGAGGCGGCGTGATGTTCGCCCTACTCATTGCTATATGCGCGATCGTCTTCCTCGCGATCATTCTCGGCGGGCTTGGACTTGGCGGGTGGGCGATGTGGGAGTGCTGGAAAACCGCACACCGTCCCGACTATCAGTCCCCGCTAGTGCACGGTTGGGAGGACTGATGCGCGAGCTATTCACGTTCCCAATCTGCCACGCGCACCAAGTGTTCCACCCGTGCAGGCCGTGCGAGAAGGAGCAGGCCCGTAACCAGGTCAAGAACTGGACCGCTATCGGGTGGCTGCTCGCGTTCTCGGTGTTTTTCATGGTCGTTCTGTGGTACTCGGCAGGTGGGCGATGAACAACGTGAGTTCAATCGACCAGCTTTTCGCGACAGCCAACGACCACCTCAACCAAGAGCTGGCGGTTATAGCAGACCTACTAGCGGATGCATCACCAGAGTTGGTGTGGGACCGCTACGGACGTGAAATCCTGGCGCGCTTGGAGTCTGGGGACTGTAACTACCGGACGGTAGCGGCAGTGCATGTTGCAGCAGTCGTCCGGTTAGCGAGGCGGTCATGAGCCTGTATGAATTCCATTGGCGTGATGGCGTATCTGAAGAGCTGTATGGCGACAGTGCTGCCGATGCTCTACGCCGTGCTGGTTATGGACGTGGCGCACTGGCCGCGCTCGACTACTACGAGACCAAGCGAGGGCTATTCCAGTGAGGGATCAAATCATCGCCGTCATGGTCGTCACCCTGCTAGCCCTCATGGTGGCCTGGCAGACGTCCGATACTCGGGAGTGGCGCAAAGAGAATCTGCGACTGCGCCGTGAAATCGCCAGGCTCTCAAAGCATCCCTCTACCTATGAGCCTGAACCACTCCCGTATATGCGGAGGTACGCGGACGATGAGTGACGACTTGAGAACCATTGCGGTGTTCGATGAATCGATCAGGGAGTTGTTGCGGGACCGCGCTTCTGTCGAGGACGTGAAGTTGGTGGCTTCTGCGAGGCAGGTTTTCGCTAAAGCGGTAGGCCCTCTGTGTGGGTACTGCGGTGGTGGGGGAGTTGTGGATGCACGGTCTCTGCTGCGGCAGCGGCAGCGTCTCGTAATTCAGTGCACGTGCGCAAGGAAGGCGTCATGAGCGACTACATCAAGGATGTTCTTAAAGACGCTATCGAGGAAGAGCTTTCGTTGGGTGGTGATGCGGGGACTGTGATGGCCCGTATCGGTGAGGTGTTGTCAGAAGAGGGCTACAGGGTGGTGGCGTTGTGAAGCTGGAACCGACTGAAGCGCAGCGGAAAGCGATGTTGGAAAAGCTCGCTGACCACTCCATGTGGGATCGAGAGGGCATGAAACTAGCGGTAGACGAAATGATCGCTGCCGCTAACAGCATCCCCGAGGGTGCACCTGTTGGCACCGTAAAGCAGCGGCCAGATGGGACATTCGTAGCCGTCAGGTGTGGCGATGTGTCTCCGTATCCAGCTAGTTGGGTCTACGTGAGGGTAATGCCGGGGGCGTGTGAGGAACCGTACGGGGATGAGGCTGATTCATGGCCCTCTTACGGAGAAATCACGCCCGAACCGGAAGGTTGCGGTATCGGCCTTGACGGCGAGTGTGAGGGCAAGTGCCGCAAGGGCGACGCACCTGTTGGCACCATCGCACGACGACCAGACGGGGCGTGGGTGGCGCTCCGGGACCGCTTTGGGTGGCAATACTTCCATCTCGGCTACCCAGGCGATGGGATCGACGCCGACTCTTGGCCTGTCATCTACGACCCGACAAAGCCTGGTGGGCTGATTGAGGCGCAGAGGTGGGCGGAATGGTTCGCCGCCGAGCGCGATGATGCCAGAAAGCTTTATCAGCACTTCGAGCGCAAGGCGGCATTAGCCACAGAGTTGGCGTTCGACCGCGCCCTGAGTATCGACCTCGGGGATGAGTGGGGGGAGTGGGGCTGCAACACGCTAGTTGAGGTCTTGTCAGCGCTTGGGGTGAAGCCGGGAATGAACCTTGGTGACATCTACGAGATGGTTGAACGAGGGCTGGAATGGTTTCCGCCTGGCGAAGAGCCGATTGCGCCTCGGCCCGACCCAACAGCACAACAGGAACCGGGCGAGTCTCTGGCGCGCGGTCTGGATGATATCGCTGCTGGACGGGTATCCCGTAGGGACGACTACCTGGAGCCACAACAGGAACCGGAAGACCCTGGACCGCCGACGAACGCGCACATCGAGTTCTCTAAGCCTGCTCGCACGCCCCGTGTCGTTGACCGTCTAGGGGTAGACGAGCAGGGATCACGGTGGCATGGCGCGGAGGGTGCCGCTGCGTATTTCCACGACGGGCAGTCCTGGAGAACCAATCAGGGACGCGTGTTTCCCGCTGGCTACCAACCAGACTGGAATGCACCGTACACCGAAATCCTCGGTGATCCCTCATGACTCGTGGTGTCCGTATGTCCGATTGGCTCGCTACCGATTACCGGCGCCTGTCTGATCCTGGTCCTGCTGTTCCTGACTGGTTTTGGGTTGATGACGAGTGCGACGAGAAGGGGAACCCGCGGTGAATCGGCAGATGCGTATCGCTGTAGCGGCGGAGTTCCGCAAGTTGGCGGACAGGATTGAACGCGAAGAGAAGTCGAAGTTCCTTCTCGAAAACGATCCAGGTACCCGTATCCCGGTGATGTCGGATGTTGAGGTTGACGGCAAGAAACGCCGCATCGGATACGTCCTAATCTCCGACCCGGAAGGGCCGCGGGACATGCCCGTCATCACTGATGAAGCTGCGGCTATAGCTTGGGCTCTTAAAGAGTTCAACGACCCCATGCTGGCTGAACACAAACTCACCGAGCAGGGCCGCAAAACCGTACTCGCCAGCGCATCAGCAGCTTTGACTGCTGGCGCCCCACTCCCGCCTGGGGTTGAAGTTCAGCACGTCCCAGGAGGTAACCCGACAGTGTCCTGGCGCGGCGAATACGACGCCCGCGAACTACTCGAGGACATGCAATCCCGCGGCCTGTTCAGTCTCTCTTCGGCTTTGAGGATGAAGGAGCTGCCATGACACTGCCCGAAAGGATGCGCGAGCTCGCCCCAGTACTCGAGGAAGCTGACGCACGGTTCCGAGCCGAATTCCCGCACCGCCTCGACGAACTCGAGGGCGGCTGGTCCGCCGGCGGGTTGAGGACATTCGCTGACATTTGGGAACGAGCGGAGGCCGCTAGTGCCTAGAACGCGTATTGGCTCCCTCTGTTCCGGTGCAGGGGGTTTAGATCTAGCCGTCGAGTGTGCGACTGGCGGTCAAACGATCTGGCATGCCGAGCATGACGATGACGCATCCAAGGTTCTCTCTACCCGTTGGCCCGGCATCCCGAATCACCGCGACATCACCTCCACCGACTGGACTGGTGTCGAACCGATCGACATCCTGACCGCTGGGTATCCGTGCCAGCCTTTCAGTGCCGCAGGCCAACGCAAAGGAACCGATGATGAGCGACACCTCTGGCCCTACGTCGCACAGGCAATTCGCGTGCTACGACCGCGGCTTGTTGTCCTGGAGAATGTGGCCGGACATCGGTCTTTGGGGTTCGATTGCGTACTCGCAGACCTGGCCGGCATGCGGTACGTGGGATCTTGGTGCAGCTTACGAGCTTCCGACGTTGGAGCCCCACATCGTCGCGAGCGCCTCTTTGTTGTTGCCCACCCCGCGGGCGACCGATGGGACCAAGGGCGGTCCGAATCAGCGGGGTTCCTCGGGCGATCTGATGCTGCCTTCGGCGGTGGCGAGGATAACGGGGTAGACCTACTACCGACCCCCTCGGTTGCCGATGGGATGGGTGGGCACCTCGCTCGTTCAGGCACTCGGGGTGACGAGCTGCTGCTGCCCGGTGTCGCCAAGGCATACGCCGAGGGCGCGTTACTACCGACGCCATCGGCAGCGGATGGCAACGGCGGTGGGCGCTACAACTCCGAGGGGCATCAGTCGACGTTGCCGGGCACGGTGCGCGACCTACTACCCACGCCTAGAAGGTCTGACGGTGACGGTGGGCCTAATCCGCTCGCACGCGCCGAGCGTATGGATGATGTCGAAACCAGAGTGATTCGCCTCGGCGGCAAGTGGGGTAAGTACGCGGCGGCGATCGATCGCTGGGAACGTCTCACCCGACCCGCTCCTGGGCCCATGGAGTTGAGCCGCAATGGAAAGCCACGGCTTGCGCCGGCTTTCTCTGAGTGGATGATGGGCTGGCCGGCCGGTTGGGTCACGGACGTGGGGGTGTCACGCAATGCGCAGCTGCGCATCATCGGTAACGGTGTTGTGCCGCAGCAGGCCATAGCCGCATTGCGGTGGCTGTTCAGTGTTCAGGCGGTGGCGGCATGAAACCTGGCGAGTTCACCCCAGAGGCCAAAGAGCTCATGTTCCAGAGAGCCCTGGGTGAGTGCGAGGTGCAGTGGCCGAACGTGTGTGTGCAGACGGTGGAGTCTTATCACCATCGTCGCCCCAGGGGCCGGGGTGGTAGCCGCCAGGAGTCGACGAGCCGGGTTTCCAATGGGCTTGCGATATGCCGCGGCTGCCACTCCTTCATTGAGACGCGCGAACGGGGTAAGGCTATCGAGTTGGGGTTCATCGTGTCCCAGTGGCATGAACCGGCTTTTGAGCGTGTGTTTTACCGGCATGAGCGTTGGGTGTGGCTCGCCGACGACGGGTCGATTCGTGAGGAGCGGGCGGCATGAAGTGTAGGCGCGAGAACTGCCACCGGGCCGGTATTTACAGACGCAGAGGTTTGTGTAATCCGCACTACAAGCTGTCAGTCCGGGGCTATGTGGATCCAACCGCGGCCCGGGAGCATCTGTTGCGGCTGTTCGACTCGGGGCATTCCTGGACCGAGATTGCCGAGTTGGCGGGGATGACTCGGGGCGGAGTTGACAGGATCCGTGACGGTTCGTATCCGAAGATGCGTAAGGCCACAGCTGTACGGATCCTGGCTATACCAATGAGGTTTGGTACGTCGGGGACTATTGATGCTACGGGCACAGTGCGGCGGCTGCGTGCGTTGATGGCTAGTGGTTGGCCTGTATCGGTGTTGGCGGAGCAGATGGGTATACCGGCCTCAACGTTGGGGAACCATTTGGACCGCCGGACTGTGTCGGTTGTGCGGGCGCGGCAGATCGCGGAGTTGTTCAGCCGGCTACAGATGGTCCCTGGCCCCTCGAAACGGATGCGCACCATTGGCCGTAAGAAGGGTTGGGCGCTGCCGTTCGCGTGGGACGAAGATGACATCGACGACCCCTCGGCTACACCTGATTCGGGTGGTAAGTCGACATGGATTCAGAAGTACGAGGACTACCGCAGTACAGGTTTGAGTGACGCGGAAGTGGCCGCGGCGATGGGTATACAGCTCGAGTCTTTGAAGCGCCAGCTGGAAAGGAAAGCCGCGTGACTGTTTGGCCTACCTACCACTTCTGCCGTTGTGGTCATCAGAGATACCAGCATAACGGTCAATCAGCTGAGTGTTACGGGGATTTGGATGACGGTGTGACCCTTTGTGATTGCGGAGGGTTTGTTGAAGACAAGAAGGAATGCGCATGAGGGATCTCATCGGAACCGTCTGGGACAGCAAGGACGGCAAACGCACCATTGTCATAGCCAGCTATGACGGCAGCATGTACTACAGCTACACCGACCTAGACGGTAGGGGCCGCAGGTACATCCAGTCGTCCGGGCTTTTTCGCAAGTACGTCGAACGTGATTCGGAGGAGCGATGAGCGGCCAGATTGAAGTCGTTAGCACCTGCGCCAACTGCGGATCGGGCGTTGTGCTGTCTCCGGTATACGACGCAGATGCCGAATGGCGCTGGATTCATATTGCCAGCAGAGCCTATCGCTGCATGTTGTTCGCGGCCCCCAGTGATCTTGGAGAAGAGTATCGATGACCGACATCTGCACCTGCGGCCACGATCTCGACGAGCACCAACATCACTACGGCACTTGTAAAGCCACTATCCCTGGTTCTTTTGATCCTCTTTACCGGTACTGCCCTTGTAGGGGATTTGAGCGCGACAACCAGGAGGCGGTGTAGATGGGCCTTCCCTGGGTCAGGCTGGATACCCAGTTCGCCTCCAATCCGAAAGTGCTCGAACTGGTCGGGGATAAGCGATTCAAGGCGGCACTGGCCTACGTCTGCTCACTGGGCTACTCGGGTGTTCACGGAACGGATGGGTATCTACCAGCTTCATGCCTGCCCTTCATTCACGCCACACGCACGGATGCCGCCCAGCTGGTTGAGGTGGGGCTGTGGACGCCCGCGCCTGGGGGATGGGACATCAACGGCTGGTGCGACTTCCAGGAGACCTCGGAAGAGACGCAGAAGCGTAAAGAGCGGGCGCAGAAGGGCGCTATCGCGCGGTGGGAAAAGGAGAGGAGGAGACGTGAAAACAGCAACGAAACACCTCGTATACCTCGTGCATTGGCCTGAAATCCACGTCATGAAGGCTGGATGCACAAGCCGAAAACGGTGGCGGAAGTTTGTAATACGCGGCGCTGAGCTAGTTGATCTGATCGAGTTTGACGACTGCTCCGATGCCCTCGATTTAGAGAGCCTTGCACTACGCGGCCTGAGCGCTCATGGACCACTGGCGTTCGGTAGCGCGAAGGAATCTGAACCCTACCTGGGAAGAGGTGGCGGCGGGTGGCGTGAATGCTACCGAATCCCAGAAGGAATCCAACCCATGGAGCTTCTGATGTCGACCGATTGGAGCTCGGTATGAGCTGCTATCGCATGTGCGTAAGCATTGCTATCGCATCAAGCAATCGCAGTCTGCGGCAGCTTGGTGCACGGACGGACGGACGTACTTACGTACGCAGAACAACTCACCTTGACGAGGAATCTCACGTAGGAAACGCGCGCAGGGGGGTAGCGAAATTTACCTGTGACTCAGATCGTTTCGGGCTGCGCTTCGCGCATGCCCTCCCTGAAATGTCGAGCAGCAAGGAGGCTGTGAGATGACCCAAGCCATAACAGACATCAAAGAGCTCGTAGGAGAAATGCCAGCGAGGGGATGTGAGTGCAGCTGCCAAACTTGCCATCGGAGCGGTGGTTGTGACCAGGACGCACAAGTGGCGGTGCACATCCATGACCATGAACACAATCAGCACAACGTCTTGCTCTGTGCGAGATGCTTGCGCGGCAGCGAGCAGTGGGCGCTAATAGCGATCGCCCTCGGATGCGGCTACTGCGTCTGTGGCAAGAAGCTCGCACAGATCTCCGACATGCTCGGCCCGGTGATTCCGCTATGACCGCCTGGTTCAAACGCACACGACCCGAAACACCCCCAGTGGTGCAAGACCTTACTGAGGCCGGAGAAGAAGCCCCAGCGGCGTTCCTAGCCCGATTAGCGATCGAATGCACACCCCCATGCCAAGACTGCTACAAGCCCGCAGACTTCATGGTCACCATCCACCTCGTAGACCACTGCGACAGACCAGCCGTTGAAGTGTTCATCTGTGCTGAGCATGTATCCACAATCGGGAATTTTGTGGATACGACGATCAAAAGCCTGCCCGTGAGATGGCTAAGTCGGTACAGGAACTACACCGGCCAACTGGTTGGGGCGGCGAGTGTGTCGTCTGCTTTGACAGCGACGGACGTGGCGTTCAGTGGCCCTGTGAGACCGCTAAACGGGTCTACCCAAGTGAGGAACTAGGACTATGACCGACAACGTAATTGCCGCAGTAATAGAACGGCTAGAGGGTGAGCTATACGCCGTTCAGGTAGAGGACCAAAATAACGCCAAGTCAATCTTGCGGGCCAAGTATGCGGATGACGAGAAATTCCACATGGACGAGGAACATTTCTTGGCCGGTAAGCGCGAGGGTATCCGCCTAGCTCTCTCACACCTAAGAGGGGCACAGCCATGTCTGATCCAGCAGTAGAGGCCGTGCAACGTCTGCTTGACCTGTATGACGGACTTACGGATCTCCCACTGGACTCCGACGACCTTATTGCCGCTGCCCGTGAGGCTTTGAGGCCGATACGGGACATACACCAAAAGTGGGCCGAGGCATACGCCTACCGAGCTGACGGTCTTGTTCTCAACGCATTCTTGGCAGCACTCGCCCCCTTGATTTTCACAACAGAGGAGCTAGAGCGATGAGCGAGATTGCAATGCCGACACCCCCGGAAGGTATGTACTGGACGGTTGGCACTTCATCAGGCATGTACGGGGAGGAGAGGTGGTGGATCAACGTCAGGCTTTGGAGATCCCGCCGTAGATGGCTTCCCCTGCCCCAGTGGATGTTTGACAAGCTGGTGGACACGGAGCTGGAAGAGGCGACAACCGACCCCGAAGTCAATGCCGCGCGGGCCGTGAACCTCGCCAAGAAGGTTTTGGACAACTTCAAGTTCTACAACTACAACGGCCTGACCGGATACCGGAGGATGCCCGGATGAGTGAGCTTGTAGACCGCGCTAAAGCATCCCTAGAAGGCGTAGACCCGTACAGCCCATGGGAAGTAGACGTGTTTTCTGATGGGACCTGGGCTGTCTATGCCGCCGACTCGTTGAAGGCAACCTCCACTGACTACCGAATCGCCAAGTTTATCGCCGCTGCAAGGCAGTTGGTTCCTGAACTCATAGCCGTAATCGAGTTCCTAGAGCCGGAGGTCGCTCACTGGAAGGCTTTATGGAAGGGCACTGTCGAGTACTCCACGAAGGTAATCCAGGAACGAGACGAAGCACTGCGGGAAGTAGAACGGCTAACCGCCGGGACGAAACGCGTGTACACGGTGGGATATATCAACGGCTTGGGAACCGTATCCACCTTTGGTGCCGAAAACAGTTGGCTTCCAGCGGTTGTAGAGACCGTGGCTGAGGTGAGTCGTGACGACCCGGGCAACGAGTTCTTCGTGGCCTATCGAGATATCCCCCAATGGAAGAGGTTGCCCGATGAGTGACGAACCTTCGGACGCACAGAAGCTCATAGCAGAAGTCGTGGCCAAACACTCGGGTCCGTACCGGACGCGAGAACACCCCTTCGACGCCAAGCGCCTATACCACTGCAACTACGGATGTGATTGGTACGGACCGAATACAACGGCGTTCGCCGAACATGTCGCCGCCGAGGTGGATAAAGCCCTTGGAGGACTCAAACGGGAAATTCGGGGGCGCCGAGGCGTAACCACCCATGTACGTTTTGCGTCTGGCTGGACGGTGACTGAATGAGCTACATCGACATGTTCGGTATCGAGTGGTCCGACGATGAGGCGTCACAGGTATGGGTATGCCTAACACATAAGCGGTTTATCCCATGCCGCCGGGCATTCGGCATCTGCGAACTGTCGTGTGACACCGCTGATGTGGAGAAGGTTCGGCAATGGCAGGCCGACCGTGACTGACTACCAAGACACCGGTAGCCGCCGGAAACCTACGGCATACACCGAAACCGGGGCCTCTGATCGGGTGTGCCCTGACTGTAGTGCCCCAGAAGGACATCCCTGTAGATGGATAGCCATGGATGGGCAGGGGGATTTAGGGAAACCAAGGCATTGGCCGCACAAAACGAGATGGAGCTAGTTAGTGAGAGAGAACCTTAGGCCCGGACCCCGCATCATCTCAGGTGCCGCCGACGAGCTGCTGATAAACCATGAGCCCTGGACCGGTTTGGCGCCTTGCTCCCAGACCGACCCTGAAATTTTCTTCCCCGAAAAAGGCGGCTCCGTAAAGGAAGCCAAGGCTATCTGTGCCACATGTGAAGTGATCGAGCAGTGCCTTCACTACGCCCTGATCAACGACGAACGGTACGGGGTGTTCGGCGGCAAGAGTGAGCGTGAGCGTCGAGCGATGAAGCCCCGTAAATGCCACGAATGCGGAAACCCTGTCTTGGGTAAGGCCATCCGCTACTGCTCTACGGAATGTAGCGCGGCGGGCGCACGCCGGGTGCGCGGTGAGATTGAGCGGCGCAGAAAGGCTAGGGCGATCTGATGTCTGGTGTATTCCTGGAGACCGGTGGTGACATCTTCCCGATTGGCACCGCGTATGCGCATCATGAAGTCGAGATCCTGGGCAGTCTCCAGGGCATCTTTGTCGGGGACCTGAGTTGGCAAAACGACGCGGCATGTAAGGGCATGGACACGAATCTCTGGTTCCCGGAGCGTGGCGCTAGCCGCGAATGTCAACTTGCCAAGGCTATCTGCCATGACTGCCCGGTGAAGATCCAGTGCCGCGAGTACGCCGTATCCCATCAAGAGCAGTGGGGGTTGTGGGGTGAGCTGTCATTGAAGGACAGGCGTAGGTGGAACCAGGAAAGGAAAGCGGGATGAGCCGTTGCCAGGAGTATGTAGACGGGCATATCTGCGCGCACTGCGGTGACGGGGCCATCCTGCCGCCTATCTGCTGGCACTGCGGCAAGCCATACAAATGCTCGGAATGTGAGACAGGTTGAACACCGCGACTTGTCCTGAAACGGAGGATAATTGAGGTATGAGCACAAGGGAACTTTCGATGCCCGGTATCTACGAATATGTGCACCAAGCCTTCTATGGCCATCGGCCTGATGACTACGTATGCCACTACCGGCGGAAGCAATTCCAAATCCTTGGCGGACCATGTTTCCTGAATCGGTACGAGGCGGAACTGAGGCGGCATGGGAAAGTCCTGCACCGCTGGTCATTCCACCGCAGGGTTAGTGCGGAGAGGCAGTGCCTCCGATGGGTACGCATGCATGATGCTGTGATCATCAACCGGATGCTTGGTCACCCGTGAAACACGATCATCGAACATGTGAAGAATGTGTGCGCCGCACCTCCGCTGGCGCCGATGCAATTGATGCGGCCCGTAAAGAGACCTACAGACTCCAGGATCGTATCGCCGAACTGGCGGAGGAGCACAGCAAGTTCCATCATGACCGTGATCCAATCAAGGTCTACGAGGGCGACCGACTGGAAATCCGAGACGGCGGGCATCCCTACCTTGAGGGCAAGGTCAGATCGTTAGGGCAGCAGCCTACATTCTGGTGCGACAAGTGCAACACTCCGTGGCCCTGTCGTACATATCTCTGGGCTACCGAATCGGCACCGTTCCGCTTGGTGGTTCATCCAGAACTCCACCCGGGTGGCGGTTTAGTGAATCCACCAATGGGACTTGGCGATACCGTCTCCATACTCATTGATGATCGCAATAAGAGGCATCAAGCGCAGCAATTGAAGCCCGCCGGAGGTAGTGAGAGTTGAGTACCCCAAGGCGTGTCTACACAGTCGGATACATCAACGGATCGGGAACTATATCCACTTTCGGCGGCGAAAACAGTTGGCTTCCAGCTGTGGAGGCAGCAGTGGCAGAGGTTCGTCGCGATGATCCGGACAACGAGTTCTTTGTCGCGTACCGGGATATCCCCGCTTGGGAACGCTATATGGCAGAGAACGATCCACCGGAGGTGGGAAGTGCTCGCTGAAACACAATGCCCTGATTGTGGGTACCCATGGCTTAACGGCGCACTCGCGCATGACTGCAAGCTGTGGCAGGAGGACGCACAAACCTGGCGAGATATATGGTCCGCCGCCGATCCACCGTCGAACGGGCAGGAGTGACGATGCCGCAGCGGATTCAACGTAAGCGCACTAAGGGTTGGCGAATACCTGAAGGAGCCGTGTACGTGGGACGACCCACCAAGTGGGGAAACCCATTCTGGGTCGGGCCAAATGAAGATCTAGGCGAAGTATTAGATGCGGCACTAGCCACCAAGTTCTTCCGGGCGTGGCTTAGGGAACCCGAAGCATGGGTACTGCCGAAACCGCCTGATGCTTGCGAACTGCGCGGACTGGATCTTGTGTGCTGGTGTCCACTTGATTCCCCTTGCCATGCAGACGTATTGCTTGAACTCGCCAACGATCCCCCGTCGAACGGAGAAGCCTCGTGAGTGACTTTGAGCGATGCGGAAACTGCCGCCACTTCTCGGCTATGCATGCCGCCGGGGGTGGCACGTGCCTATCACCCACCGAGGGGCAAGCCGGAATGCATGAAGGCCTTTGCGGCTGCGACCAGTTCGAGGAGACCGTGTGACTGCTGTACCTGTTGAGCCGGATGGTGATCTTCCGGGTGCGTTGGAGAAGCTGCGTGACGGTGTGTCCGCGTTGACCGATCCGAAGTTGCAGATCGTGGAGGGCCGCAAGGAATGGGCTGAACCGCTGTATGCGTCGTTGTGTGACGCGGTGGAATCAGTGGAGGGGAGCGGAGTGTTTATGGGGGTGGCGAAGTCTCAGCCCCCGATCTGGACCGACGCTTTCGACCTACGAAACGAAATCGATGTGGAAGTCAGGCAGTGGCAGTCTGATCCGGGTGTGTTCGACGGCGACCTGACGCACCCGCCGACACCAGAAACGGTCAGGCGGCTCAGGATTCTCGAATCGTTGAAGACGTGGCGGCCCCAAGACACCAAAACCCTGGACGGCTACAGCAACAGCCTCGAAAACTGGTGCAACAGAATCAACCACCTCCTAAATCCAGAGCCCGTCAAAACCGTTTCAGCGCCCTGCCCCGCCTGCCAAAAACGTTGGGTGTACCGCCGTGACTCAGCCGGCGAGAACGTCCGCCAGCCAGCCCTGCAACTCACCGCGCAAGGCTGTAGCTGCCAGGCCTGCCACTACACGTGGGGGCCGCAATACTTCATGCACCTCGCGGCAGTCTTGGAATGTCCGCTCCCGGAAGGCGTTTTGGAATGATTCGTCAAAGTTATCCGTAACGAATCGAGGTGAACGACCTTTATCCGCAGCTTATTTCGAGTGACACATGTATACGACGACGACAGCGCAAGCGCAGAAAGAGTGGGAGACATGAGTAACACCGATCGACTTCATAAGAAGTATCACGTCGAGCGCACTGATGGCCGGGACATGGGGCCGTACTTCATCCTCGAATACGCTGGCGATCGCCATGCGCGGAAAGCCTTGGCGGCTTATGCAGATTCCTGCCAAGAGGATAAGCCGGAGTTGGCCGCTGACATCCGCGCCACAATTGCGGGGTACTTGCCGTGACGACGGCAGAAGGCGGTACGCCCGTTGGCATGCGACCCCGTGAAGAGCGCCTAGCGATGATGCGGAAGCTGAGCACCGAAGAGTTGGTGGATCGGCTCGACCGTATGGGCAGCGTCGCTGTCGTTCTAGGAGACCACCTGGCGGACATCGCGGAACTTGTCGGTCTCGATCGCGACGTTGAAGATCTCGCCATTACACCGCGTGTACGGCAGCTGGTGGAAGACCCGAGGGTCCGTGTCGTACTTGAAGAGTTCGAGGCTGAGCGTCGTGCACGCCACTACAGATAACAGTGTTTCCCAAGGCGATTCGATGCCATTTCACTCACGGCGTACACAGTCTTACGCACCGCCTTTTGCGTTACAGATAATGAGTTGGGTGTGCGTCGTTGGATAGCGTGGCGGCTAGTGCAGCTTGCACGCCTGTTCTATGACGCTGAGTGGCGCGAGTTCATCAGCATTGAAACTCCTGACGGCAAGCATCTAAGAATCGACGTTGTGGGCGACGAATATGGGTGCGGCGTCTCGTCCACATCTGGGATCAATTGGGACCCAACAGGTGCGGTCACTTCCGCCGACGTGTCGGGCCTCATGTTTCGGTGGCACGACGCTGTGCGGCCGAAAGATTTGGGCTAGCCCAAACGTTAGGCGTATTGAAGAGACTCGGGAGGGACACGCGAACTTCCCGGTGCGGCTAGCTTCTGGACCGCCCACTGGTTCACGGACACGCCTTCTTCGGCTGCCTCGATCGTTAATTGCCGGTGCAGCGCTGAGGATCCGCGGACAAGGAACTTGCCGCTGTAGGTGCGTTCCGTAAGTGGGGTGGGCGGGACTTCGCCGGTTTCCTTCATGTCTTCGAGTACTGATTCGACCACGTCGACAAGACCGGAGATGGCTTGTGCCGGATCGGGGTCCAGCCAAGACAGGGACGGAAACTCGGCCACCAGGGCGACGTATTCGTTGTCCTCGGGTGACCATTGAACTCGGTAGGTGTAGTGGTTCACTTGCTGTCCTCCTTCTTCTGCTGGTTCAGTTTGTCGATTGCCGCTAGGACTTGTTTGATCTGGTAGGGCTTGGCTTTGCCTTTGTCGGATTGGATGTTGACGCGGGGGTCACCGGCCCATGGGGTGCGGAACACTGCGTGGCTGGTGCCGTTTTGGCGTGGTTCGCCGAAGTGGTGGACGCACACTTTGTGTAGGTCAGCGTAGGAGATGCTGCGTAGTTCCCGCATTTGGGCGAGTGTTTTGTCTACCTTGCTGACCATGCACCAATGATAGCGCATGTGATATCACTCTGCATAGACTCGCCCACAAATCACACCCTTGTAATTCCAGCTGAAAATCGCTAGTATCTGAACTCGTACGAGAGGTGTGCCCGCAGCCGGGTGCGCCTCTTTTTGCTTTCAGACCAAATGTTTGAGCCCCGCACCTGTTCTAGCAGGCCGGGGCGACGGTCAAACCTCTTGGAAGGCCCAACATGGCTGACTATACGACGCTGCCACCGAACCCAAAAGAACTGATTCGGTCACGGTCGCACGAGACTGAATCGGGATGCTGGGAATGGAATCGAAAGTCTAAGCGCCGCTACCCACGTCTCATGGTTCAAGGGATCGGTTACGACGCGCACCGGCTCTCATATCAGGTCTTCAACGGGCCGATAGGTGACCTGTGTGTCTGTCACACCTGCGACAACCCTCAGTGTGTGAACCCTAGGCATTTGTTCGTTGGCACCCACGCCGACAACATGCGGGACATGGCAGACAAGGAACGTAGTTCACGAGAATTTCGTAATCCCAAGTGCAAGTTGAGCGACGACGACGTCCGCGAAATCCGTTACATGCATAAGCGTGGGTTCCCCTTGTCGTGGATCACGGCCGAGTTCCCGCACGTGAGCAAGGACTACATCCGGCAGGTTGCCCATAAGTATCCAACCGCCGACGGCGTGGCCCGCCGCGCTAAAGCGGGCTAACCCACTTCATTGGAGGTTCCTATGCCTCTGTCTCGTGTCCGCTGCTGCATCCCCTGTGGCCGTATCCGCTACGCCCCCTGCTCTACAGGGTGTCGGGTAGATCCCGAGAACGACCCAACAAGCTGGACAGAACAGGTGCCGCCATGCTCGACAGATTCTTCGCAGCACTAGCTGGCGCCATGGCCCCGCTACTGGTGGCCATGTGTGAGCGCATCGCGGATAAGAAGATCCCTGACGACACCGTTCCGAAGTTCATGGACGGCCTGCTGGATATTGCCCGCGACGGCGTTGACCGCGCCGTCGGTGTGGTGCAGACGTCCGCTGACGGTATCGCTGGTAGCGCGGAAACTGAACTAGGCCAGCTCGGTTCAGAGATCAGGGGAGTGGTCAAAGCAGCCAACCCGATCGACATTCTCGGCAGCCTGTTCGGGCGACGCTAGACACCGCGAGTCCGTCCGAATCGGCGGATAATCGAAGTTGTGGACGACGACATAGGTAGGCCGCCGACGCCTACGCCGCCTAACGACGATGTGGCACTGTTTGCGTTCTCGTCTCGAATGATCGAAGGAGTCCGCTGCTACGGCGGTTACTTGACTGAGCAGCAGATGATCACCGACATCGAGGCGTTTCTCGCTGACCACTGACGGACTTGCCCCTGTAGCCCCCCTGTTCTACTATCGAACAGGTGTTCGAGCGGTGGTCTAGCAACCCTCGCTTCCCCACGCTCAAAAAGCTGTACCGAACCGTCTACGTCGACATGAACCAAGCCCTACCCGGCTGTGTCGGCGGATTAGTCAAGAACCGCAACATCACCCTCAGGGCAGAGGGTTTGCGGTTGGAGGCTTGGATGCGCGGCCACCAGATCGCCTGGATACGCACCCACGATCTGCACTGGATAGCAGTAGTGCAGGTTGAAGCCCACTCGGAGAACGAAATGTCGTCGGTGACGATGACGTTGTGGCTGCCGCCAAAGATGTTCCAGTTGGACAAGCCCGAGGGTTTCTACGAGCCGTACCGGAGGCGGTTGTAGACACCGGGACTTCTGCTGCGGCTCGGTAAAATTGAGGGATGAGCGATCCGGTTAACGACGCTGTGCTGAGGGCACTAGACCTCGAACCTGGAGCCGAGGGCTACTCCTACTGCGACATGGAATGCGCCGCGAGCGAGATGGCTAGGCCACTGCGGGCGCTTCTGGAGAACTGGGATGTATGCCATGAGGCCCAGGAGATGAGCCTGCTCGAAGCCATCGCCCCTTTGGTGTTTTCGACTAAAGAGTTGCGAGAGATAGCCCAGCGCGCCGAGCAATCCGGTGAATGGTCATACGCCACCCGTTGGGTAAATGCGGAGCCTGGATCATGACTGAACCATCCCAAGCCCATATAGACCGGGCACGTGAACTCGGCCTCTCTTTCGATCCTTCTGATACATCGGATGAAGAGTTAAGCCGTGCTATCGCAACGTATGAGCGGGTTTACATCGAGTCGATGTCCGAGAAGCGCAGTGTTGAGCCCACGGATCGCCGCCGCTTGTTCGGCCCCGATTCGATAGACGACGTACGGAATCCAGGATGAGCGCGGACTACGACGACGATCTGATCGCCAACATCGAGAACGTCATCTGGTCAGCACTGGAGCTACAAGCCGAACAAGGCATGGGGCCCTATGTTGACCGCGATATGGGCATGATCGACGCTTCAGGTGCTGGCTTGGATATGACCGCTGTGGCTGCTGCTGTAGCGGCGATATTCGTTGATAAGCAAGGCGACTGCTCGTGGTGCCACAACCCATGCGCCGTGGACGGCTGGAAGCTACCGCTAGACACCGCTTATACCGTTGAAACACGGGATAATTGAGGTATGGGTAAAAGCTTTGAAGAAATGAGCCGCGAAGAGCTGATTGACTTCGCGGAAAGGGCATTAAAAGTAGGGCTGGAGGCGACGGCCTACGCAAAACTATTGACGCCTCTAGCCATGCTCTCCGAGCATCAACCATCCCAACCTCGAAAGTCGTGGCGGCAACTACTCTTCGGGACGTAGCTCCTTTGGGAGGCAATCATGCTTGATGGTCAACCGTTGGGCGAGTACCCAGAGCTGGACTGCCGCAGTTTTCCTGCTAATCAGCCGCTCCGCGCATACGGCGGTGAGAACTACGTATTCGGTGAGTGGAACCACGGTGCTCACCGCTAACCAGCTCCGCATTTTAGAAGCGTTGCAGCGGTTACGTATAGCCCGTACTGAGGGTGATCTTCATGAAGAGTTGGTTTGTACTCGCCGCATGGACTACCTGCTAGACCTTGAGCCCAAGTAGAGAAAGCCCACAGCCCATGAAACAGAGCATTGCCCGCGCCCTGCGCCGCCTGGCCGACAAGTTCGATCCGGTGGGACAGCGCACTAGCGTCACGAACATCACCGTGAACAACACCCACTGCACCGTGGATGATGCGGAACGCCACCTAAGGGATGCGTACGCGCGGATGTCCGCGGCAGGTAAGGCTGGTGGCGAGGAGTTCTCACGCCGTACAGAGGGTTCGCCTAATGACGAGTGAGGCTGTCTGCGGGGTTCAGTGGGTAACTGGAACTGGACCGGATGATCCGAGTGACACCGGAATCCACGACTGCACCCATCCGCAAGGTCATCGCGGTTTGCACTTCTGCCAGTGCGGCGCAAAGGTTGGCTGTAGTGAATCCGAGGCGACTTGGATGACCAAGATCGCGGAGGGCCTGGTCCCGCCACGCCAATTCCCTAAGTTGCCGAATGCTGCTGGCGCCCCTGCCGTCAAGGCCCCTTGGTGGCGTCGTGTACTTCGTAGGTTTAACACCCGAAGGCGCTGCCGCTAGTGCCAAACCAGCTCCTCATAGATCTTCTGGTGCGCCAGTTCTCACGTGGCGTACTCCCACATCCGGGCGACGAGAACACCCCTTCACATCTGATCCCCCTTCCGGGATTCAGGGGTGCTGGTATGTCTGATGAGCAGGCGCAGGAGATGATCGGCTCCGCGGCTAAGGAGTGGGCTGAGGCTATCGAGTCCATTATCAGCGGCGAGTTCGATTGCTTGACGAAAGCTGATGCAGCCCAACTACGCCAGGATGCCGCTGATGCACCGGACGGTACCCGCATTATCACCGTCTACCGCCAATCTGATCATCAGCGTCAGTCGCCGCTACTGCAACTCACGTTGGGTAAGACCAATGACGTGATGATCCCTGACCGCCAACTAGGAAAGCTCACAGCCCAATGAGTGAAATGGCACATCGCGTTATCAACTGGTTTCGCCGCCTACTAGGCCGACCATGGACGCCGTTCGACCACAACGGCAACCTACGCCCTGAGTTGTTCACCCATGAGGGTTGGCACAGAATAGGCGCCCTTAGGGAGTCCTACGATGAGCAGACGGGTGGCCTACACCCCGAAGAGGTCTGCGGCGAGGACTGCAGCGGCTGCTGCTCCAAGGATGAGTGGAAGTAGCCATGGCCCACATAACCATCACAGTTGACGGCGACACCCTCATGAATGCCGATCCCGGCTCCTGGCGCTCCACCCCACCGGACATCGAGAGTCTGAAACTCAAGACCGGTGGACAACCTTGGGGCATAGCGTTGATGGGTGCTGTGGCTGAGGCTGCCACTCTTTCGATGGCCAATCTTCCCGCCACTGACACCACGATCGTGGTGTCTACCCGTGACAACGGCTGGACCATAGATGTGGAGCGGGCGTGATTCCCCGCCGGCTGGTCCGCACAGTTCCGGAGTCCACCTCCGACGAGGTGGAGGACTTGTGGTGTAAGGCCACTGAACTTCACCCACATTGGCAGCATGTGACCCTGCGTGACCCGATCGATCCACAGGGATTCCCGATCACTTCACCGTATTGGAATGACTGCGAGACGGGTGCCCAGTTCGCGGACTTGGTCCGTGCCGAGGATCTGTACCACAATGGCGGCTTCTACATCGACTCTGACGTGTTGATGTTGAAGCCGTTTGACGTGCTATGTGGCATGCAGGCTGTGGTGGGATGGGAAGACACTCAGTACATCCCGAACGCTGTCATGGGCTTCACGCCCGGACATCCCGCCCTAAAGTTGGTGCTGGACTCGGCTATCGCCCGCCGCCATCAGGGGACGTGGCAGGCGGGTGTTGGTGTCACCACGGAAGTATTCAAGGGGCGCGACGATATGGTGCTCCTACCTCCGGGATCGTTCTATGGTGTGCATTGGCGTCAAGCGCACGACCGCAAGGTTGATTGGAAACGCGCTGCGGCACAGAACCCGTGGGCGTTCGCGCTGCACCTTTACAAGGCGAGCTGGCATAAATGACAGCCGCGATCTGTGTGCCTAGATGGTCTGACGGTGGTCGCCGCGACAAGGTATGGGAGTTTGTTGAGCCGTGGATTCGGGATCACTTCGACTACTCGATTGTGGTGGGGGAGCATCCCGGACCGGGAGAGGCTCGAGCACTAGCGGCTGAGCAAGCCGACGCCGACGTGCTGATCTTCTGGGACTCGGACACTCTCGCGCACCCGGAAGCTGTTGAGACCGCGGTCATGCGGTGTGTGGATGAGAACCGCATGGTGTTGGCCTGCGACTCACACATGTACATGTCGAAAGAGTCGTCCGATCGCATCATGTATGGCGACTTATGGTTCCCGCGCCCCTACACGATGGAGAAACGGGACCGCGATAAAGCGATCTACGCCCGCCCCTGCAGCGGCGTATACGCGATTCCCCGCACCCTCTACGAGGCGTGTGGGGGATACCCAGCTTTGGGACCTGAGGGTTTCGAGGATCTGGTGTGGTTCCAGCTCACCTCAATCATGTCCGGCAACGGACCGGATTGGGTTGAGGGCCACATCACGCTGCATCTGTGGCATCCACCTGCGCAACGCACACAAACATCCCACCGCCACCCAGAAACGGTGCGAAACAAGGCGCTATGGCAGCAGCTAGCACGGATGCGCAACAGTTCCAGGGCTGTAGAACAGGCCAGGGACGCTTTGGCCACAGTCGGGCATGTGGTGCCGTGATTCCCGTTCTGGTTCCGTGGCGCAGCGATGGCGGGCACCGCCAACAACTGTGGAGCCATTTGCGCCGCAAGTATTGGCAGTGCCTCGACGGGTTCGAGGTCTTTGAAGGCACTTCACCCTCGGGTCCGTTTAATCGTTCTGCGGCGGTCAATCAAGCGTCCAGGGATGCCGGCGACTGGAAAGTCGCGGTGATTGCCGATAGTGACGCGTTTGTGCCCGAAGCACAGCTGAATGAGGCGGTCTCACTCGTTCAGGAGTCCGGAAGGCTCACCGCGGCGTTCCGTAACGTCGTGGAGCTGACGCAGGACTGCACCGAACATCTGATTGCGTCGAACCGGGTAGACCTGGCCACGTTGGGTGTTGAACACGTCCGCACCGAGAAGAACCCCCTAACCGTGCAGTCTCTAATGCTGGTGGTGCCCAGATGGCTGTGGAACCGGGTGGGCGGCATGGATGAGCGTTTCATCGGTTGGGGCGGCGACGATAACGCGTTCTGGCGGGCCTGCACCATCGTTGGCGGTGAACCAAACCGTGTGGACGGATCGGTATTCCATCTGTGGCATGAACCGGCGGTGCGCTCCCGCAAGGATGAGCAGTACATGGCCAACCAGATGCTTTGGCGTCGGTATTCACGCACCTACACCGAGCAGCAGCTACGACAGGTACAGCAATGACTTTCGCCCAAGAGCAAGCCAAAACCTGGACTGCGATACGCCAGTCATGGGAAGTGACACCGCATGAGACGGTGTGCGGTCCCGGATCCACCTACGACCAAACTGCGCCCCTCCGTGCGCGCCTTCCTCTACTGTTCCGCGGACACGGCATCCACTCAGTTCTAGACGCCCCATGTGGGGATTGGAACTGGATGCAGCACGTCGACTTGGATGGAATCGACTACACGGGATGGGATGTCGAGCCCACCCTGATCGAACGAAACCAGACGAACTGGCCGCAGCACACCTTCACCGAGAAGAGCCTGCTGAGTGTCCGCAAGCTCCCAGCAGTGGATTTGATCATCTGCCGAGACTTCCTGATTCACCTACCGAATGACTACATCAAAGCGGTCCTGGACAAGTTCAAGGGGTCGGGATCACGATTCCTGCTCACCACCAACCACCCTGACGCCGAGAATGTTGTAGACCTCCCACCTGAAGGGCAGGAAGGGTTTACGGCGTACTGGCAGCGTCTAGTGAACGTCGAAGCTGAACCGTTCAACCTCAAGGGCCGGATCTTCTCATTTGATGAGCCTGGACACCCCGTCTGCCCTGATGGGCAGGAAATGGTTTTGATCGACCTTCATGCCCAGTGAGTTTCAACGGTTAGCGGCTGACCGACAAAACAGTCGAGCCTGGGCGTGATGCCCGAAAGGAATGGCGTGATGCCGAAAGAAACTATCGTCCGTCCTCATGTCGAGCACGGCCCACTGGGGGAAGATGGGTGGCCGGTTACCAAGTCCACAACCGGTCCAGAAATTGAGGTCTGCTGGGGCCACGGGGATACCTCCGAAGTGCGCCTACATGCCGCATATTACGATCCACGCAACGGCTTTGATCACCACTTCAGCTTGAGTCGAGTGCAAGTCAACGCAATGATCCGCACGCTTCGTAAGGCTCGCGATCAAGCATTTGGCCGCGATGAGTAATCACAGCTCCCATGCCTAGATCTCATCCTGAGGGCCGGGATTGGGCCACGGAACGTATCGCCGCCACTGCAGCGCCGGTGATTATCGATATCGGCTGTGGTGAAGGCACATACAGTGACCTTGGGAGGGGTTGGCGCCCCGAGGCTCGCTGGATCGGCCTCGAAGTCCATCTTCCGTATGTGCAGACTTACGACTTGGCCCGCAAGTACGACGAGATCGTTGTCACAGACCTGCGCGGCTACATCTTCCCTCGAGAACCGTTCGTACTCTTGGCCGGTGATGTGATCGAGCACATGCCCCGCCATGACGCCGAAACCTTCCTGTACCGCGCCATGGAGTGTGCTGACGAGATCATGGTGTCCGTACCGATCATCGACTACCCCCAGCACGCCCACGAAGGTAACTGCTACGAGGAACACCTAGACCAGTGGACTTTCGAGGAAATGGCCGCACAGCTTCCTGGTTGTGAATCCTGGCGGGGAGAAGTCGTGGGACGGTACTGGTGGAAGCGGTTGAACCCCGCGACTTCCGCTGGAAAACCGGATAATTGAAGTTATGGGAAAGATGACAATCTGGCAGCAGATCTGCCAGTGGATCCGACATCCGCTGAGTAATCTCGGCGCATTGATCGCATTCCGATACTGCGAGCGGAATGACCTCGAGATCCACTTCCGGTGGCGATCGTGAGCCTAGCGGGGCATTTCGACGTATCGTGAGTGAATTCCGCATTGGGATAGTCGCCCACAACTCCCGCGCTACAGAAGCCCACACCCTGATGGAAACCGTGGGTGCAGCGGTCCTGTCCATGGATAACGGTTCTCGCGGCTGCAGCGGCAACCACATCCACGTATGGGAAACCCTCTCCACCATGCCTACCCAGTGGAGCGTGGTACTCGAGGATGACGCTGTACCTGTAGACGGGTTCAGGGATCAGCTCGAGCAAGCCCTCGCTGCAGCAGAAGCCCCCATTGTCAGCTTCTACTTGGGTACGGGACACCCCAGTACTAAGCAGCCCCGCATAGCCAAGGCCATCACCGCAGCCCAGCAGAACGACACATGCTGGATCACCACACCCCACGTCCTACACGCAGTGGCACTAGCCATCCGCACTGAGCTGATACCGGACATGCTCACCCACATCAAAACCTCCCACTGGGAGATAGACCGAGCCATATCCCACTGGGCCGAAACACGCCACCACCCCGTGGCCTACACAACACCCTCCCTGGTGGATCACCACGACGGACCCACCACCACCACACACCGCAGACGCACCACCCACCAGCCCCGCCACGCATGGTGGACCGGCACCCGCACCCACTGGAACACCACCAGCACCCCACTGTAGGAGTGCCCCATGCCATCCCATGGATCAACCGATGACCGCGGATACGGTTGGATACACCAACGCGAACGCGCCAAATGGGCACCAAGAGTCAAGGCAGGACTAGAACACTGCCGCCGCTGCAACAACCCCATACGACCCAACACCCCATGGGACCTAGGACACGTAGACGGCACCGTCGGCACACGCTCCCCACAATGGAGCGGACCCGAACACGCAAGCTGCAACCGCCGAGCAGGACAACGCGAAGGCATGAGAAGCCGCACCCGAAAACCCCAAGCCCTCTCATTCTTCGAATCAGACCCACCCCCACCGGCACTCGGCGCATAACCCAAGGCAGAGCCCGTTTTTTTGAGACGAACCACCTGACCCCGCCATAGGCATTTTGGTCTATCTACCGCGAAAAAAAATGAAAAGGAGGTGGGATCGCGATGGCACGATTGAGGGCTGTCACCGAAACGGACCCGCCCCCTCCACCGCCCCCGCCGCCGAAATCCTTAAAGGAAGCGGCGGACCGCTCTGAGCGGGACCTTCTCGTGATGATGAGGGACACCATCTCGACTGAGATTGGCAATGGGGTTCCACCCCACACGCTGGCCCCGTTGATGCGCCAGATCCGGGAGATCGATAAAGAGATCAGGGCATTGGATCAGCGTGTGAGGCAAGAAGCAGAAGACGACGCAGTTGGCAGCGACGAAGACGAAGCCTGGGACGAAAAAGCTCTCTGAGGTCGCTAAGCATCTCGTAAAGCCTTCTGGGATTGTGGCGACGGGGTGGCCCGCGGTTGAAGAGACTTGCCGAACCAAGTTGGGTGTCGAGTTCGACGAGTGGCAGAAGGGCGCCGGCCGACTAATCCTCTCTAAGAGGGCTGATGGGAAGCTCGCTGCGATGGTTGGCGGGGCTTGCATGTCCTTTCCGCGCCAGGTTGGTAAGACCTACCTGCTGGCTGGATTGATCTTCGGCTTGTGTGTGAACAAGCCTGGACTGCTGGTTATTTGGACCGCACATCATTCGAAGACCAGTGGTGAGACCTTCCTTGCGATGCAAGCCTTCGCGAAGCGGTCAAAGATCGCCCCGTACATCGATCAGGTCTATACAGGCTCTGGCGATGAGGAGGTCCGGTTCCATAACGGATCTCGGATCCTGTTCGGTGCACGAGAACGCGGCTTCGGTCGCGGCATACCCGGCGTGGACATCCTGGTTATGGATGAGGCCCAGATCCTTTCAGACAAGGCGCTGGAGAACATGCTGGCGACACTGAACACCTCGCAGTTCGGGTTGCAGTTGTACATCGGAACCCCACCGAAGCCGGAGGATAACTCGGAGGCATTCAACCGAATGCGTACCGAGGCGCTGGAATGCCTCAAAACCAGTGACGGCATCTCGGAAGATCTGGTGTGGATCGAATGTGGCGCCGACGACAAAGCGGAACTGACCGACGAGAAGCAGTACGCGAAAGCTAATCCCAGCTTCCCGCACCGAACTCCACTCGAATCCATCTACCGGCTACGTAAGAAGCTGACCAAAGACGGCTTCATGCGAGAGGGACTAGGGGTGTGGGACCCCGCGGCCTTGGTGGTCTTCAATGAAGAATCCTGGGCGGCACTGAAGGATCCGAGCGTGGAGCAGCCCCGACGGGTTGCCCTGGTAGTCGCAGTTTCCCAAGACCGCCAGTGGGCCTCCATTGGGGTAGCGGGCAGGGTCGACGACCGAACCCTGGTCATGTGCGTCTCAATGAAGGGTCTTAGCGCGGTAGCCGAGAAGGTCGCCGAGCTGCAGAACTCCCGAGACATTGTGCTGGTGAAAATCGCAGGACCGCAGTCAAAAGCCCTGAAGCCCGACCTAACGCAAGCTGGCGTTGAGTTTGAGCAGATGTCCTCCACGGAGATGGGGGGCGCCTGCACCGCATTCCAGGAGGCCGTCAAGAGGGGGCCGAAAGTTCCAGGCGCCCTGGTGCATCTCGGCCAAGGAGAACTTGATCTAGCAGTAAGGAACGCGCAGACACGGTTCTCCGGCGAGTCTGAGCAGTGGGACCGGCGAGACCCAAAAGTCGATGACTCGCCCCTCATTGCCTGCTCCGGCGCCCTCTACGAATGGGGCCTACAAGATGACCCAATGCCCGCGATCTACTGAAAGGTGGTGTGACGATTGAGCTTCTGGTCCCGCATGCTCGGCCGTGGTGACAATGTCACACCCAATGACAACGGACCCGCCGACTACAACCCCGGCGACGCCGAAGGCCTCGAGATACTCGGCGAGCCCGTTGAAGCACGCGCCCTCCCATTTCCCGTACCGTCACCATGGTCTGGATGGCCACAAACGTGGGGTGTGCCGAACTGGAGCACCCAAAACGGGTTGAACAAGCTCATCGACACCGCTTGGAACTGTTTGGACCTGAATTCGAGCGCATTGGCCTCAATGCCGGTGTATCGGACGAAATCGGGCAAGATCAGCGACCCTTTGGGGTGGATGACGAACCCTGATCCGGATATCTATGCGTCGTGGGACGAGTTCGCCAAGCAGTTGTTCTGGGATTACCAGATGGGTGAAGTGTTCGTGCTGCCCATGGCGCGCGGTGCGGACGGGTACCCGATCCGTTTCCGGGTGATCCCGCCGTGGCTGATGAATGTCGAACTCAAGGGTGGACGCCGCGAATACACCCTTGGTGGAGAGGATGTCACCAGCGACATCCTGCATATCCGATACCAGGGGTCCACGACGGATGCCCGCGGACATGGACCGCTCGAGGCTGCGATGCCGCGCATGGCCACCGCGGGTCTACTGCAGCGGTACGTGCAGACTCTCGCGGAAACCGGCGGTACGCCGTTGTATTGGCTGGGAGTTGGACGGCGGCTGAACCAGGCGGAAGCCGATGATCTACTGAACGCGTGGGTGGAATCGCGCAAGCGGCACGCGGGGGAGCCCGCCCTGGTCTCCGGTGGGGCGGAACTGCATCAAGCGCAGTCAATGAGTGCCCGCGACATGACACTGCTTGAGATTGAGCAGTTCAACGAATCCCGCATCGCCGTAGCCCTTGGAGTTCCCCCATTCCTAGCCGGACTCCCTTCCGGCGGAGACAGTATGACCTACTCGAATGTCTCGCAGTTGTTCGACTTCCATGACCGCTCGTCACTGCGCCCCAAGGCGAAAGCGGTCATGGCGGCCCTATCCAACTGGGTTCTACCCCGCGGTCAAGCCGTCGAGCTCAACCGTGACGAATACAGCCGGCCCGCACTGAAAGAACGCGCAGAAAGCTACAAGACCCTGCACGACATCGTTGATACCGATGGTCGGCCCGCCATCACTGTCCAGGAGGTACGAACCATGGAGAGGCTGCATGGCGACGACGGTGAGAGAGCACCCTCGGCCGCTGCACTTTCGCTGAGCGGAGGAGACAACGCATGACCGACGAAACTGAAACCCCGAAAGCCCCCCTCGAATTCCGTTATGCCGGAGTTCAGGTCGGGAACGTCGACTTCGCCAACCGCATCATCACCGTCATCGCCGTCCCGTACGAGGAGTCGGCTTTGGTGGAGTACCGTAGCGAGCTGTGGAATGAGATCTTCTCGCGCGGCTCGCTAGACGCCGTCGCGGCAGCCCCACATCGAGTGCGGGTGAACCGCGACCACAACAAGTCCCGCACCGTCGGCAAGGCTATCCAGTTCCGGCCCGACAGCGACGAAGGGCTTGTGACAGAAATACGAATCGCGAAAACCGAGCTGGGGGACGAAACCCTCGCCTTGGCCGACGAAGAGTGTCTGTCTGCGTCAGTGGGGTTTGGGGTGGGGCCACAGGGCCAAACTTTGGACCGGCGCACGATGACGCGACGCATCAACAAGGCGTACCTGGACCACATTTCCCTCGTGGAGTCACCCGCATACGTGGGCGCACGTGTCCTCGGGGTGCGCGAAGAGCTGACAGTGGAGGCCGCCGCGCTAGATCCCATCCGTACACCCCTGCTGGATGAGTTCCTGAACGACCCCGTTTTCAAATGGACTTCTGAGCGGTTCAAAAGCTAGCTCAGCAAAACCGGCCGAATTGAAGTAGGCCAAACACCCGACCGAATAGCAGTAGGTCAAAGGGCTGAATTGCAGTAAGCCTCAATCCCTTTGCATCCCAACACTATTCGAAAGGTGCCATCAAACATGGCTGGAAGCAACGTACACGCAAACGACGGAATGATCCGTCGTCTGGATGTCGAACTGAGCGAACGGGAAACCTTCGCAAACGGAATCATCGCCCGCGCCAACGACGCCGAGCGAGACCTCACCGATGACGAAAAGGGCCTCCTCAAGGAGACCCGCGGTCGCATGGAGTCCATCAAGAGCCAGATCGAAGAGCTCGAGGACATCTCGCGCGTGGCTCACGAGGTTCGTAACCGCTCCGCCCAGGTTGACCGGGCCATCACGAGCGTCCGCAATCAGCGGGAAACCGGTGCCGTGGAGTACCGGTCGGCTGGTGCGTTCGCGCTGGACCTGTACCGGTCCTCGCTCGGACACCGGGAGGCTTCGGAGCGCCTGGAGACCTTCTACCGCCAGGCCGCGCACCAGAAGACCTCCGATGAGCCCGGTGTCATCCCCGACCCGATCGTCGGTGATGTCATCAACTTCATCGACGCCGCTCGCCCGATCGTCTCGGCACTGGGGCCGCGCAACCTGCCCGCCGCGACCTGGCACCGCCCGAAGGTCACCCAGCACACCAGCGTTGGTGTTCAGGGCTCCGCCGGTGCTGCCGCAGATGAGAAGACCGAGCTCGTCTCGCAGAAGATGACGATCACCCGCCTGACCGCGAACGCTGTCACCTACGGCGGATACGTCAACGTGTCGAAGCAAAGCATCGACTTCTCGCAGCCGTCCGTGCTGGACATCGTCATCAACGATCTCGCCGCCCAGTATGCGATCGAGACCGAAGCGGCCACCGCGGCTGCTATCGCTGACACCAACACTGCCGCAGTCGAGTACGACCCGACCGAGCAGGACAGCGTCGCTGCAGCCGTGTGGGCTGCTGCGGCACAGGCATACTCGGCCGTCCGCGGCCAGGGACGCCTGCTGCTGGTTGTGGCCCCCGATCGGCTGGCCACCTTCGGCCCGCTGTTCGCCCCCTACGGCCCGCAGAACCAGCAGGGCCAGGGCTTCTCGGCGGCCAACTTCGGGCAGGGCGTCATGGGCTCCATCTCCGGTGTCCCGACCGTGATGTCGTCCGGGCTCGGCGCGGGCGAGGCGTTCCTCGTGTCGTCCTCTGCGGTGGAGGTCTACGAGCAGCGTGTCGGCACCCTGCAGGTCACCGAGCCGTCCGTGCTCGGCGTGCAGGTGGCGTATGCGGGCTACTTCACCCCGCTCACGATCTCGGCTGGCGGCATTGTTCCGCTGGAGTCCTCGGGCTCGTGATCATCCGCAACGGCCAAGCCTTGGGTTCGGTGCTTCACAGCTCCGCACCCAGGGCGAAAGCCGCACCCAAGGCCCGCAAGGAAACACCCAAGGCCGTCAAGGAGTCTGAGGACCCCAAGAAGTCCGAGGACGTTTCCTGACATGACCACAGCTCGCCGGGGGAGGAACCCCCGCCTCCCCCGGAGGGCATCATGACTGAACTCACCACAGCCGACGTAGAGGCCTTCACCAAGGGCCGCCTGAAGGAATCTGACGACGAAGTCGGCCGCCTGCTGAACGCAGCGTTGGCCGCGGCACGTAGATACACCGGATGGCACGTCTCACCGGTCAGGGAAGCCGACGAAATCACCGTCGACGGACCTGGCGGCACGCGACTGAAACTGCCCACAAAGCGGATAATCTCAGTCGACTCCATGGAGGAAGACGGCGAAACCCTCGCCGCAGACACCTACGTGCTGTCCGCAGACGTTCCCGGACTGGTAGTGCGCCGTAAAGGATGCTGGACGCGGGAATTCTCCGGAATCACCGTCACTTTGGACCACGGCTACGCCGAAGCCGAAGACTGGCGACAGGCCATCTTGACCATGGTCGATCAGATGTCACTCATCCCCATCGGTGGCAGCGGGCGAAGCAACCTGGACCTGACACGCAAACGTATCGACGATGTCGAATACCAATGGTCAGACGGGAAACTTGCCGCCCTCGCCGAGGGTGTCCTGTTCTCGGTTGAAAGCCTCCTGTTCGACTATCGGATAGATCCGGTGTTCTTCGCATGAGCTTCGGCGGACAGACCGTCGCTTTCGTGATGGTCAATCAGACGGGCCAACCAGGCTGGGGTGGATTGAAGGCCACAAGCCGCAGCATGGTCCCGCTTTCTGGCTGCCGATTTCGGCTCCTTTCATCTACCGAGACTCCTGAAACGCAGACCGATGTCACCACTGAGGTTTGGAAGCTCACGGCACCTCCAGAAGTATCGGCGCTGGCCGTAAAAGCCAACGGCCAATTGGTCTACGACGGAACGGATCACCCCGAACTGGTCGACCTCGACTCGCCGACTGGACGGGCAGCCACATTCCAGATTGACGGGCCGATCGCACCGAAGTTTGACATGGGAGGGCCGATCGAGCACGTGACGATCATCTGCAAGCGGCAGGTCGGATAGTGGCCAACCCATACTCCCGATTCGGCATGTCCGACAGCGACTTCGACAAGGCGCTCAAAGGATCAGTCGAAGTCGATGCCGGGATTGACAAATTCATGGCGGAAGAGGGCATCCCATACGGGCGCAGCGTCTCACCCGTGGACAAGGGTGGATTCGCCGCTTCATGGAAGGTCATGAAGAAGGCCAAGAAAGGGCGGGGAGTCTTCGGGCCCACCGTCTGGTATTCACACTTTGTCGAGTTCGGCACCGGAACAGACAAGAAGCGCTCCCGCGGCAAGAAAGGCAAGCGCGACCAGAACGGACAGCGCCCCATCGAGGTCGCAGAGGGCGAGTTCCGCCAACTCGGCCCAGATACGCCAACAAAGGCTTTCGCGCCAGTGCAAAAGACAGCCCAGCACTTCGGCGGCAGCCTCAAGGGCGGAATCTCAACGGGCGATGACGAATGACCGCCATTTACGAACAGGATTCACCCGACGAAGAAGACTTCGTTGTGCAATGGATGTATCCGCTAATGACCTCAGCGGTTGAACGTAAACTCAATGACCCATTGCCATTCTGTGTAGTCGCAGGAGTCTCAGGGGATGACGATCCGTATGCGGGCACCTCAGATCCTGTAGTGCAACTGGACTTTTACGCACTTGGTGCCGAGGCTGCGAAAGCGGCAGCCAAGCGGGGGCATCGGCGCATGAATCTCCTGTTCCGTACCTGCGCCACCGTCACCATGTCAGATGGGTCCCTAGCTAGTCCCGATTTCGGCACCTGCCTCATCCGTCCCTTTCGGATGCCATTTGAGCACGACCAAATCGTGCGTTACACGGCCCGCTATCAGTTGGGCCTCTCCTACGTCACCGTCACCTGACGGTGCGCGGCCTAAGCCGCACCTAGCCCATGTTCATGCCGGAATGCCTTCCGGTTCATTCCCGTATCCGAAAGGAGCGTCACCATGACGCGACCCGCAACCGGCACAACCCCTGATGCTGGTGGCTACACCACCGTTGACAACCGATTCCAGGGCGCCCACCGCACTGGCCTCATCGCAGTGGCGTTCCGAGATGCTCGCGGCGCCGACACGGATATCTCCCCGCACAACGACGACGGGTCGGTGCGCTGGAACCCGCTCGCCGAAGATGGTCAGCTGCGCGCTGATCTGTTCGCGCAGAAGCTCGTTAACGGCCAGTGGGAAACCAACACGGACCCCAACGAGGGATTCCACCTCGCAGGCGCGTTCGGTGAGGGCAACGGACCTTCTACGAAGCCGAAGATCGACACCGATGACCAGATGATTGAGCAGAGCAACTGGCCTTTCGAGTCGGACATCACCAAGCAGGATGAACCTTTCACGTTCCAGGCGTTGCAGAACCTGTTCCCCGCAATCCTGCGCCTGCGCAACAACCTTCCCTTGGCAGATGAAAACGGCGACTCACTTGTTGAGCTCCCCGGTGGTGTTGACGCAGGCTGGTCGCAGCCGCTGGAGACCGCCAAGGTTCCGCGCCAGTTCCTGTTGTACGGCATCCGCAAGCGCGGCGCCCTCTACACATACGAGGTCGAAGCCTACGACTTCACCACACTGACTGATGTCGGCGAGCGCAAAATGGGCAAGAAGGGCACGGCGGCCGAGCTGACATTCAAGCCGCAACCGTCGGGCTACTTCATGGCCATGGTAGACGGCAAGTACGTCCCGATCATCCGCCACACATTCGTTGGTGGCAGCGCATGGGAAGCACTGGCTGAGGAAGCCTCGTAACCCACTGATACCTCATCTGGCGGGCGTATGGGCTGCGCCCGCCAGATGAGCTCCACCTCAGCCCAATAGCCCGAAAGGCCCACCATGTCTGACACTTCCGATGTCCTCGCCCACAACCCTGTCAAACCTGAAGAAGCCGCGGCACAGGCCGCCGAATATTTGGGTGTTATGCGGGGAGTCCGTTTCGACCTCGATGGCGACGAGTGGGAACTGCCCAACCCGGCGTTCCTGAAGCCCGACCAGCGAGCTCGCTACAAGGACCACCAGAAGTACATGAAGTCCATGGACAAGGAGTCTGTGCCGCACCCGATTATCGACGGAAAGATGGTCGATCAGTACATCTACCCGTACGAGAAAGACGGGAAGATCGTTGACGAGGACGAGCTGTTGTGCAAGGCGCTCATGGGCGAAGACGTGTACAAGAAGTTCATTGCCGCCGGCGGTGCTCCGGGACAGATTCAGGTCCACTGGAATGTGATGAACCGGCAACTTGCCAAGAGGATGGCAGAAGACTCCAAAAGTTCTTGACGCAATTGCCATCTGGTGCCGTTATCCCGATGAGATTGAAGCGGATTTCGAGCACACCTATCCGCGTCTGGACTTGGGGTGGTGGCATCGCGGTGACCGCGATGAGCACGGCTGCATGAAACTCTCATCCCGAAAGTTCCTAAACCTCATATATCGGCTCCCCGAACTGTCTGAGTTCAAAACCAATGCCGCACCGCCGTTTGGACGCAATGGGGACTGGCCTGAACTCACCCAGATCACAGCCAAGATGCACAACGAGATCGCCAAGTATGTCGCCTCCAGGTTCTCCACTGAGGAGCACCCATGCGAATACACGGTTCTGAATTCCCCACTTGAGCGGGCAGAACTCGCCGCCGAAGCGGCGGCACAAGAGCAATACCAAGATGAGGAATACGACAAGCTCCTGCAAGGCGTATTCAAATGAAAGGTGGTGTGAGAATTGGGAATTCCGCTCCCGGTAACCGCAGTACCTGATGAACGCTCGTTCAAATCGGCCGGAGACCGGGCGGAACGCGCAATGGCCGAGGCTGGCCGCAACGCCGGTAAGTCGTTCTCTGATGCAATCAGCGGCGCTGGTAAAGACGCCGAAGGTGTTCTAAAGAAGTTCGGCGACAAAGCCTCTGACGCGTACGACAAGGCCCGGGATGCTGCGGGCAAGCTGCGCGCCGAGCAGGAGAAGCTTGATAATCTGCAAAGGAGCGGTGCTGGCAACCAAAAGTTAATCGCTCAATCCGAGGCGGTGGAGAAGGCCCGCCGCGCTGAGGCCCGCGCTATCCGCAACGTCAAAGACTCCTTGGTTGACTACTACCAAGAAGCAGATAAGCACGAAAATGGGCGAGGCGCAGCACAAGCCATTGTCCAAGGTCTGAGTGACGGACTTGGCGGAGGAAAGCTCAGCTCCATCGGTAGCGCGGGCGCTGGTGATGTGGTTTCCGGTCTCATGTCCGGTACCGGCGAGGCCCGAGTTGCCGGCGTCGCCCTCGGGGCAGCAGCAGGAGCTGGCGTTGCTACCGCCATCGTAGCGGCGATGTCCGGGGTGATTACAGCCATCGGGGATGGCATGGCATCACTGCGTATCAAGGACCTGATGCAGACCCGGATGGGTATTGACGATGCCACGATGCACCGTGTTGGCGACGCTGCGGGGCGTGCCTACGCCGCCGGGTTCGGCGAATCCATACAGGACAATCTGAAGGCCATCCAGTTCGGTATGCAGGGCGGACTGATCGGACAGGATGCTTCGGAAGCCGATATCGCTAAGTACGCCGAGCGGATACAGACCACATCGCAAGTGATGGATGAGGACCCCAAGTCTGTTGCCAAGGGTGCCCGCAACCTCATCCGCACCGGACTTGTCAAGGACTACACCCAAGCCCTCGATCTGCTGACCGTCGCCCAACAGAAGGGGTTAAACCTATCCGAGGACCTTCTCGACACCGCTGAAGAATACGGAACCGCCTGGCACGGAGTGGGACTGTCAGCGCAGGACGCATTCGGCCTGATGAAGCAGATGTCCGACGCGGGTATCCGAAACACCGACGTAGCCGCAGATTCCATCAAGGAACTGTCCATCAACGTCTCAGACGGCTCGAAGTTGACCAAACAAGCTTTCACGGCACTTGGTTTGGACGCCGAGGATATGAAACGACGCTTCGCCGAGGGTGGACCAGCTGCCCGTGAAGCTCTGGGTGCGGTTATTCAGGCCTTGCAAGATGTCCAGGACCCATTGGACAAGAACAACATCGGACTGGCCTTGTTCAAGACGAAGTGGGAGGACGCCAAGACCGCGATCTCCGCTGCCGATCTCAAGACCGCAGCCGGCCAGATGGGGGATATCGCAGGGGAGACGGACAAGGCGACCAACAAGCTGAACCAGCACACCGACGCCTGGGATCGGCTCGGCCGCACCGCGGGCGGAGTCTTGACGAAAATTGAGGAGGCGTTGGCCAAGTCGCCGATGGGCTACTTCTTCACCACGACACTGCCTAACTCAATCAGTGACTGGATTAACGGACCCGGCGGACAACAAACAGGTACTGCAAACCCGGATGCGAATCGTGCGCCCGCGCAACTGAACAACCCCGCTCTTCCGGGATCATTTCAGCCCCCCAACACTGGCGTAAATGTCGGCAATGACCCAACCGGCCTTGGTCTGGGGAACTTGGTCAACCCTAATCCTGGTACGCCTCCGCCTCCTGGATCACCCTTGGCTCCGAAAGTCAACGCCCCCGCCGCACCTGGACTGCAGCACGGCCAACAGAGCCACATGCCTTCAGCCGATGAGGAGAAGGAGAAAGCGGGCAAGTTCAACGCCCCCGAGTCTGCGTGGTCGCTCCAGAGCATCCCGCTGGGCAAATTCCCTGGAGAAGAAGGAATTTCCGGCCCGCCCGTATCCAAGGCTCAGGGGGCTCCCGGACAGGTCATGTGGGGGACCGGTGGAGACCCGTACGGCAAAGCCGGATACGGCTACTACCAAGTCGATCAGGGTCGCGTCTTTGATGCCGAGTCCAGTCGCATGAGTGCACAAACCAGCTTGCAGAACGCGCGATTCCACTTCCTTGAGGTCCAAGCAAAAGCAGATGCAAGCGAGCAGGAAAAGTACAACGCCCGCGCACAGCTCGTCCAGGCTGGTCGCGCCCTGCAATCCGCTGAAGCCAAACTCGCTGAGGCGCAAGAGGGCACCTGGAAGAAGATGGAATCCACCGCCAAGGGGTTCAGCTCCGGCATGGATCAGATTGGTGCCGCACTCGATAAGGACTTCGGACTCTCCAAGGGGCTCCCAGGTCTGGCGGAGAATCTAACCAAGTTCCTCGCAAACATCGCCGCTGCGCCGCTGCTGGGCCAGTTGAGCGCGATCTCGCAAGCCAACCCTTCCAAGGGCGGATACGGGGCAATGGGGATCCTCGGTGCACAAGGCGCTTTCGGACCCCAATACACCGGACTCCCCGCAGCAGCGACATACGCGCCGCAAGGCATAGGTCCGGCGGCGCTACAGGGGGCCGGATTAAACCCGAACCTCGCAGCTATGTACAACCTCGCTGCCCGCGGCGGCAAATATGCGCCCGCATCAGATCTCGAAAATGGATTGGCTGATTGCTCGGGCTCCATATCGGACCTGGTCGAGGTTTTGCAGGGTGGAAAATCGTCTCCTGCGCGCCTGTTCGACACCACTGCCTTTGCGACGGATGCCGGAGCCGCGAAGTTTGGGTTCCTACCGGGATATCAGCCCGGTGCATTTAATGTCGGGGTTACCCCACTGCCGGGGCAGCAGGGGCATATGGCTGCAACGCTTCCGAATGGCATGAACTTCGAATCCGGTGGCGGCCATGGCCCTATGCTGGGTGGCTCCGCGGCGGGAGCTCTCGACAAGCAGTTCAGTAAGCAGTACTACCTGCCTGTAGGTTCCGGAGCGACGACGGTACCGTCCCCGCCTCCGCCTGGCCCTTCTCCGGCCCCTGCGTACGCTCCGCTTCCTGATGCGGCACTCAATAACCCAGGCCTGACCAATCCAACTCCAAACCCATACGTGGGCATGGGTGGTGGCGGCGGAATGACGGGTCCGGCTCAGGGTTTGAGGCCTTCTGGACAGCAGTATGGCGGCGTTGAGCCAGCCTCCGGATATGGCAAGGGCGGGGTCGGCATCACGCCCGGCGGCACCATTGATACCGCGATCGGTGTTGCCGCAAGCGGTTTGGATCTATTGGCTCCCGGTGCTGGGCAGGCTGCCCAGACCGGTATGAAGTTGGCCAACCGTGCCATCCAGTACGGGGGCCAGGTCGCTGGCATTGCAACGCAAGGACTCATGGACACGTTCTTGCCCACGGGTGGCTCCGAGCTCGCCAACAAGTCGTGGGTGACCAAGATTCTCGGCGGTATCGCGGGGGCCGCGCCGGCACTGCCGAACATGGCAGGAAAAGCCACCGCCGAGAAGAACCCTCAGCAAGGCAATCAGGGCCAGCAGCCAGGACAGGTGAACAACACGACGAACATCAACGTCACCAACCAGCGGGCCACCGAAGACGGCACGGGCCGCGACATTGCCGCCGCCCAAATGGCACAGAACCAGCCCCCGGCGATGCGATGACGATCCGCTATCCTGCCGGTCCCGTTGTGCCACAGGGCTGGTACCACATTGTCGAGGGCGACCAGCCCATGATGCGTTTGACTGCCTTCGATGGTTCGGTCGAGTTCTACCTTATGGGCGGGCACTCGTTCCCGGACCGCTTCACGGCGCCCGAATGCGTGCTGGTTCAGCGTGACGGCATCACCGGCCTGATTCCGCCGTGGAAGCACATCACCCAGAAGGGCGCCACCCAAGACGGTGTCACGCACCTGGATGCACTGCTGGATCCCATCGAGGTGCAACTGACGCTGGATTGCCGCGGCCGAGACCCCAAGCACACCCGCAGGGTTTACCGACATCTCGTCGATTCCATCGATGCCATCCGGCAGTCAAAGCTGGACTTCCTCGATCACGAGGCTGGCCACTGGTGGGCGGATGTGCGTTGGTTTCAGGGTGCACCGAGAGATTCGGTCACCGGCGCGCAGAAGAACACTCAGCGCATCACCCTACGCCTACAGGCTGACACGGGCTGCTGGAAAACCTACGACCACTCCGATGTGTTCGTTTTCCTGTACGAGGCGATGACCGACACCTTCAACGTCGACCACCGCTCCACCCAAGACTTGGGGGACATCCCACAGTGGTACGAAGGCGACGGGGGAGGGTACTGCACCTCCAACGGCGATCAGATGATCTGGATCGACGATCCCGATGACCTAACCACCACAGAAGCGCGTCAGGTGATCAACGGGCCCTGGCCGGACTTCAACACCATCACCGATAACCAGGTCATCGCCCAAGTCCACGGATCGTTCCAGGAATGGTCATTGCCGTACTCGGCCCGCAACATTCTTGGCGGCAGGATGGGCCGCAACCCTGACGGAAGCTGGAACGGCTCCGGGGTATTCGTTGAGTACGGGTTCGGCGTGCTGCGCCTGTACTACATGGTCGACTTCGTCGAAACCACGATGCGCAACCAGCCGTTCTCCATGCTCATCCCACCCCTGCCTGGCGAGAAGATGACCCTCGTCTGCGGATATGAGGGCAACAAGCGCATGTTCAAAGTCTTGCGCAACGGCCTGGAAATCCTGTCCCACACCGAAGCCGGCACCGGCTCACCCATGGGCGTAGATAACCGCGGCATCGGAAACGGCATGTACGCGGGGGGCGCTCTATTGACTCAGGCCACCCCTGCGGCGATCCGCAAGATCGCAGCTGGCGACAACTCCGAGGTATCACAAGAGGGCTTTTTGCAGCGGGTGAACATTGGTGATCAGCCGATGTACGACGACTACACCCTGTTTGGTCCGGGGATCTTCAAAATCTACGACGGTCCCGGCTCGGATGAGTTCGTGGAGTTCGGGCCTCTGTTGCCGAACCAAATCGTGTTTCTGCGCACCGACCCCCGTGTCAACACCACCCTGGTGCAGGACTTGACCGCGGTCCCGCCAACCCCGCAAGAGCTGGACGTGTTCCAGGACGCTATCTCCAAGTTCCTGTCCTTTGCGGGCATGAACAACTCAGCGTTCGGTGATCAGATCAAGTCGTTCTTCGGCATACGCCCACCCCAGGGGAATCTGTACAAGTACCTCAAGGGCCGGTTCTCCCAGAATGCGGCGATCCCCCCGAAATCGCCCGGCGAGGACGCGAAACCGTACTTCGTCAAAGTTGCGATCGACAACGGCAACGCCGACTCGAAGATCATCGCTTCTGGAACGCCGTTGCGGAGATACCCGCTCTAAATGGCAATCACGTTGCACCCCTGCGAACCAGGGGCTAGCTAGTCATGCCCGGAACAGACATGGACCGCTGGAAGGCGGCCATCCAGTCCGGTGATATCACCCGCATCGCCACGACGGCTCGGGCGCTGACGGAGAAGAAGTCGAAGGTAGACACAGAGTTCCGGTTCACGGTCTGCGACAAGTTCTGGACGCCAATGGGGTCCATCGGCAACGACCTTATAAGCGGATACGGCACGAACCCGAGGAACGACTGCCCGGTGGGACAGCTGGTACTCAAAGGAAACTCCCCACTCATCCCGCTGTTCATGGACTGCAAAAACACCATGGTCGGCGTCGAGGTAGAGGCCGGGGGAGAACGCCACAACTTCTACGTCAACACCCACCGCTACAAGTACGAAAAGGGTGCGCTCACCGGAAACGTTGAGCTCCGGGGTATCTGGGACATCCTGAACTACTACGTGATCTGGCCATCGTGGTGGCTCCCCATACAGGCCCAGCCGTTTTCACACGCGATTTTCATTTGGGCGCTGCAGACCTGCGTGGAGAACATGGTCGCCGAATGCGCTATCCGTTTGCAGTCGGGCTGGATGGAAGCAATCAACAACGGGCTCTCGCTGAATCCCGATATTCGGGCCTGGTTCGGCACCGTCATGCAGGCTCTGAAGAACGATGGGTTGTCGCCCCAAACATTCGCGCGGATGCTACGCACCCCAACGTATGTGAAGCGCACCAATCCGTTCCTGGACACGTCCCCGTTGTGCGCCAAGACCGTTCGCATGGAGACCGTCGGCACGGTCATCAAGGATGTCACCAAAGCCTACGGCGTCGACACCCGCATGGACTTATGGCGTCCAGGCGACCCACAACCGGATCAGTGGATCAAGCTCGACCAGCCAACGTACGTGTTCTCCACCGCCGACCGCAGCCAAATCGAGGGCCCCACTAAAACTGTTCTGGACTCCGTCCTGCGGACAGTGGTGGACCTGGGCGGATCGCTCGGCGGGATCTTCTCTCCGGTCATGAAGCAAGTCCCCGGCATGGACGGAGTGTTCTACTCGCCTCTGCTGGGTGTGAACTTTGAGCAGCCCTACGCCTATGTCGTTGCTCCAGAGCCGGGTGAGGACTCGAGCATTCTCACCTACGAGATTGCAGACCACACCCCCTTGGGTTGGCAGCACATCATCGGTGGCCGTAGCCCGAAGTGGTTGAACGACTTGATGAACGCCACGTTCGCGTGGTTGATCGACTCTCTGATGATCGTGGTCGGGTTCTCCGGAATCCCCTCAGATCTGCTATCTGGGTTCCTGAACAACAGCTTCCTGGCGTTCCAGCTGATGCAGCACTACGACCGACGCGATCAGGTGGGCCCTTATCACCCGGCCATCGAGCGTTTCTATCCCACCGCTTCGGCGCCGTACAACATCGAGACGGTATTCGCGTTCATCAACGCCCTGTTCGATTCTCAGGGCTACACCACCGCCCAAGTCACGTTCCGCAACGGCGACCAATACGCCCTGGGGAGAGACATTTTCAAGGGCGGCTTGATGTCAGTGGTGTACCACGGCCGCACCAAGATGATCACCGACTACATCGAAAGCACCATGTGGCGCATCACCCCAGATGAGCGCACGGTCATGGTCCAGCTCGGTGACGGCCGCCGTGATGAAGCACCCCTGGGGAAGATGCAGCGGTTCCTGACCGGCGTCTTTGAAGCGCTAAACGTCGTCACCCTCGCGCCACAGTCCTAACTCCTGCCCGCTTCGCGCGGCGTCTCTCGTTTCCCAATCCCGATTGGAGACAACATGTCTTGGCCTACAACCCCGGATGGGCAGCGGTATCTCTTTGAAGGCATCATCGAGATGCCAGTCAGCCCCGAAACCGGCGCCGCGATGCTGCTGCTACGCCCTCAGGGCGGAATGGGTGTAGGCATCCCTGCCATCGCGCAGGGTGATCCCGGTGTCCACGCAGAGCTGGACACGGCAATCAACTTCACCGCTCTTGAACCCGGTGACGCAACGCCAGATTCCGCATCGTTCACGCTAATCACCCCGCCCACGACCAGCACCCCCGGTAAGTGGAAACTCAACCTGGCCCTACATAAGGGTCAGAAGGGTGACAACGGCGAAACGGTCTGGGATCCAACGGACCTGTCCGGCACTCCAGTAGCGGGACAGATTCCCGCGGTCACATCGGCTGGCACCGGTTTTGAGCTGGTTGCGCAGAAGATCCCCGAGGTCTTCTATCCGGGCACAATCAACAACACCCCCTCGGGTAACCCGAACTACACGCTGGCGCAGATTTCCATCCCCGCGCGCCCGTACGCGCGCAGGGTGCGTGCCGGCGGATTCACTGTGGTCACTGGTGAAGCCGCGGACGTACGAGTCAACCTCCTGGCACGCCTGAACGGTGAAAGTGGCGGCAACATCATTGGCCGCTGTGTCGGTATCGCACAGACAGAGCGGCTGCCGATGGATCCGGGGAAGCCGATCGAATCGGGCACCGCATCGGACTCCTACAACCAGATCGCCGCTAACGCATCCGCCACGGTGTACATCCGGTGTGAACGCCAAGCCGGCACCAGCACCTACACGACTTCCGCGTCGAGTTCGCAGTTTTGGGCTGAGGTTCTGCCGCTGTGACATCGGGGATTCCCGAATGGGCGCAGGCGATCCCGTCTGCCCCGGTCCATCAGGAGCAGCCCAATGAGCTGACACGGCCGTTCACGGCGCAGCAGCTCATTGAGTTCGGTGAACAGCTCATCGAGCAGTTCTTGCGGCGCGTGGTCCTGGCGGTGGTTGGCTCGTTCATTCCCGGTGAAGGCTCGTTCGAGCAGCTGGAGGAATGGGCTCACAGCATCCCGATCATCGGCGACATCATCGAGATCATCAAGGACTTCCTGAACGGAAACCTGTTCGGGCGTGACGGATTCATTCTGTCGAACCTGATCCCGGCGTTGTCGTTCAGCTGGATCACCGATGAGCAGCCGAACCTGTTGGTGGCGGGTAACTTCCAGGACGGCGCCAGCATCGCCGACAACCCGTACTGGACGTGGGAGTCCGGTGTCACGCATAGTGCGGACAGTTCGGGCAGTGTGAAGGTCACCGCGAATGGTGTCACGAAAGCGTTGCGGTCCAACGAGATCCTTGCCAATCCTGGCCAAACCATGTCGCTGGAGATGTGGGTTAAGTGGTCCGGGTATACGGGTACTAATTCGCCGATCAAGTTGCAGATGGTCGAGTTCTCCGGTCGCGGGGATAGCGCTGTGCAGGTTGGGGTTGAGGACGTTGCGACGCTGAACCCGAACACGTCAACGGGGGATTGGCGTCAAATGGTCGGGAACTACACGGTTCCCGACGGTGTGCATGCGGTGCGTGTGCGCATCCTTGTCAGCAAGGATGCCACCTCAGGCGTTCTGAACTTTGATGACGGTGTCGGTAAGAAGACCAACAAGATCCAGCAGGGCTGGATCGACGGGTTGTCGAACACGTTCCAGGAAGTGCTGTCGCGGTGGCAGTTGATCATCGACACCGTAGTCAACGGGATCACGGGATCTAACAACGCATTACACACTCTGGAAGATCTGTTCGAGGCTGTCACTCATATCCCGTTGTTCAAGATCCTCGGCTTCGGTGGCCCGGGGGATGCGAACACAACGTTCGAGGAGTTCCTTTCTCATCTGCTCGGGGGAATGTCGGGATCGACTGACCCGAACTCCAACGGTGGGTTCGCGGACCTGTTCAACGTCGCGAAGCTCCTACAGACCGCGGCGGCGATGGGGGAGAGCGCTTTCCAGATCCTCTCCATCCGCAACAACACCCCCGTCAACACGGGTCTGTTGCCGTCGGGGCGGTCGAACTACGGTCTGACCAGCGTCAACACAACTCTCTCTGCCACACAGAGTGCGTCGCTGATCGCGACAATGCGGGTGGAGCAAGACATCGCACTGGGTGTGGTGTCGTGGCTCGGCTGCGGCACCAGTGGTATCACCGCGTTCTACGTCAACATCTGGAAACTCGACGGGGTTTCCGGGGACTGGGCTTTGGTGCACCACTCCCCGAACATCCTGTCCGAGCTGACCGCCGGTACTACACCGAACTGGACGTTCTACCAGCTCGACACCCCGGTTGATCAGAAGGCGGGGGAAACCTACGCCTACGAACTTGTCCCCGTCGGCGGAACCCACAGTGTCCGCGGTATTTCCACCACTGACGATATTCCTGATCACCCGTTTGCGCAGGTCGTTGGCTTGGCCGCGACACGGGATAACTCGTCGTCACCGAACACACCTCCGTCGACCATCGCCAAATCCAGTGTTGTCCGGTCCGGGAATATCCCGTGGATTGAAACAGCCATCGACACCGGAAACGGTGTGGGCTACTACGACCCCATCTCCGTCTACGTGGTGGATTCAGGCACGATCCCGATCCCATCCTGGGCGAATTTCGTTGATGTCACCGCTGTTGGTGGGGCCGGTGGAGCGCAACAAGGCTTGACCCTCGGCTTCCATGGTGAATCCGGTTCACCTGGTCTCTATAAATCCACGACGTGGCAGCGCGGAGTCCATTTCGCTGACGACGCGGTGCTGACGTTCACCAAAGGTGTTGGCGGGCTCGGCGGGCAAGGCGATGGCGCCGACGGCACCGCGAGTATCTGGTCCATCCCCGACTACAGCATCACCGCTGAACCCGGGGTAGGCGGTACCGAACTACAGCTTGGCGCCAACCCGATCGGTCGCGGACCTGGGAATTTCGAGTACAAGGGCGAGAACCATGTCGGTGGCGCGGACCAAAAGGTCCCCGGCCGCGACGGCGTATCCCCGGGCGGTGGCGGCAACGGCGGTAACGGTCTGACGTTCCAGTTCGGCGGTAACGGCGCCGACGGTGCCGGCTGGGTCAGGTTCCGGCAGAACCCGCTCGAGGGGGAGTCGGTCATCGGCGGCCCCGGCCAAGTCTTGGTCCCCAGCATCGAATCCACTGCCTCGCTGGGCACCCCGACCGTCTCGGGTGGGTTGTCGCTGCTTCCGCTGGAGGATCAGGCCGCTATCGACGCGATCGTGGCCGCGAACATGACCGCCCCGGGTGGGGTGTTGGCCATCCAGTCCCCAGATGGGTACTACACGAAGGCTTACGGCAAGGTCTCCACCGCCGCGGGGGCACGGAACGTGATCCTAGAAGACCACTTCCGTATCGGCTCCTGCACCAAGTCATTCACCGCCACCATGATCTTGCAGGCAGTTGATCGTGGCTTGTTGTCGTTAGATGACCCGCTGGAGAAGTTCCTTCCCGGCGTTCCGGGCGGAACCAAAATAACGGTCCGGCACATGATGTGTCTGCGGTCGGGTCTGTTCAACGAACAAACCGACCTCGGCATGATGATGCGCTACTTCCTGATGCCGACCTCTGACTGGACGGACGAAGAAACACTCGCGATCGTCAAACAGCACGAACCGTCCTTTGAACCGGGCCAAGGTTGGGCGTACGTCAACTCGAACTACTTCCTGCTGGGGATGATTGTTTCGATCGTCAATGGCCGACCCACACGTGATGTGCTACAGACGGACATTCTGGATCCGTTGGGTTTGACGCAAACCAGTTGGCCTACCACCGCGAAGATGCCCGAGCCGTATGCGAATGGGCACGCCTGGGCCACCGGTATTTTCGGTGGTGGAGCCTGGCAGGACGCCACTGAAACCGGGCCGGGATATGCGAGCGCTGCCGGTGTCATGATTTCCACCGCTCACGATCTACTGTTGTGGGCCAAGGAATTACGTGATGGAACTCTACTGAGTCCGGAATTGCATGAGCTGAGAACTAAATGCTACTGGCCTGTCCCGTGGGGTAATGATGATCAGCTGACCTATTTCGGGTACGGGCACGGCATGTTTGAGCTCGGCCAGTGGCGCGGCCATGGCGGTTCGTGGCGCGGCTACGAAGTCTCGGTTTACTACCTGCCGAACGGCACGTTGTTCGCGATGTGTGAGAACGCCCAGACCCCGACCGTTGAGGTTGAGGTGTCGATGATGTTCAAAATCGGCAAGTACCTGTACCCAGATTCTCTGACGGTCCCTGATTATCAGGCGAATCGGGTGTTCGGTATCCCGTCGAAAGCTTCGGTCGGTAAACCGATCGTCGGCAGTATTGATGTCAAGTTCGACAACAAGAGCACCGTGGGTACGAGTCAGGCGACGATCCCGGAATTCACGCTGGACCCCGAAGCGAACATTGTGTTCGCCTATATGGCAACGCAATCCGGCATAGACATGTCTGGGGTGACGGCGAAAATCGGTGGCGTCACCATGAACAAACTCCCGGTTATCTCCAATGGATCTAACCGGCTGGTGGTGTGGTGGCTGCTCGATCCTCCCACTGGGGCTAGGTCGATCAACCTGATCGGCACACCGTATGGGTCGAACTACGCAACCGGTGCGGCGTCCTACAAACTCGCCGCGCCCGCGGGGATTGAAACACCCGTAATCACTCAGGGCTACAGCGCATCCCCATCGGTCAGTGCTTCCACTAATAGCCACGGCAGGATCGTCAACGCCTTCCTGTACGGGGGTCAGACCAGCGCCTACAACCAAACCGAGCGTGGACATTTGGATGCCGTCGCGTTCGGTGCAGGCCTGATATTCGGTGACGCCCCAGGCGGTTCGGTGACGTTCACCCAAACCCTCACAGCTGCCGCCCCATGGATCGGTATCGCGATCCCCATCGTCTCCAACGCGGAATAGGGAGAACCTTATGGTCAACGCTTTGTACGATCACGCCCGAGAAGCCTTCCTTAAGGGCGACCTCGACTGGGAAGTGCAGAACTTCAAAGTCTGCGGGGTAGACGCCACCTACACCCCTAATATTGCAACCCACCAGTACCTTTCGGATATCACGGGGATTGTGTGCACATCCTCCAACCTGTCCGGCAAGTCATGGACCGCTGGTGTCGCTGACGCTGCTGACGTGGTATTCCCGACTGTCACTGGTGCAACGATCGTGCGCTGGGTCATTTACCAAGACACCGGCACCGCGGGGACATCGCAGCTTGTCGCGTTGTATGACACAGCCTCCGGGTTACCAACCATTCCCGATGGCACCAACATAACGGTCACCTGGGACAACGGGGCCAGTCGGATCTTCCGTATCTAGCTATGGCTGGTGTAACCGGCTGGTGGGCTGAAACATTCAGCGAACCGGCACCTAGAGTGCTCGCCCTAGCCGGGGGAGTTCCTGGGGTTGCGGTGACGCACGACGTATACGCGTTCCCGACTGGGGCAACCTTGACCCTGACGGGATCTGAGCCGCCCGTCATTGGCCCACCCCTGCGGCCGGGTTCGCCGGAACTCACCCTTACGGGCGGGGTTCCCGGTATCCGGGTCGGGAATGTTCTGTCGCCGGACGACGGCGAGATGACATTGGCTGGCGATGTCCCCACGATCGTTCAGTCCAACAACAACCTTGTATTCCCCACGGCTGCTGCCCGTTCGCTCACCGGGGGAACGCCGATGATCATCACCGGCCCAATCCTTATCCCGACCGCCGCCACACCGTCGCTTACTGGCGGAACTCCCGCGTTGGCGCATCGTTTGGTGCCCACCGCTGCCACACCTACACTCGCTGGTGTTCGCCCGCTGATCAACGTGACCTACCCGCCACCCACGGTGCAGCTCACCCTCACAGGCGGCACCCCACGGATTGCCATCACGGTCACCCCAACTGGCGCAGCCCCAACCGTCACGGGCGGTACACCGTCCATAGCACTGTCGGTGGCCCCCACGGCCTCGCTGACTGTTACCGGTGGGACGCCACGAATAGTGCAGACCCTGGCCCCGCCAGCAGCAGCCCCGACGCTTACCGGCGGGGCTCCGCTGATTGCCGTGAAGGTGGCGCCCACAGGTGCGACCCCATCCTTGACGGGCGGCACACCGGTGGTCACCACTATCCACACGGTTTCTTTCGTTGCCGCCAATGGGAATGCGAGCAGTTCTGTCACCATCCCCACTCATCAAATCGGGGATCTGATCGTTCTGTTCGCGTACAACCCGTTCTCAACCTCCGCGCCCACCAAGCCGTCGGCGGGCGGCACGGTCCCGGACTACACCTACATCGACAACGCCAACAGCGGCAGCGGATCAGGCTGCAGCACCGCATATTTCAAGGCGACAGCAACCAACACGACGTCGGGGACTTGGGGCAGTGCCTCCCACATGATCGCGGTCGTTGTGCGTGACCAGAACACAAGTTCACCGATCGGCGGTCACGGCCAAGCGGCGGGAACGAGCGCCTCGTCAACAGCTCCGTCGGTGACATTGACCCATACCGACGGGTCCTCGGTACTGCTGCATTTCCATGGCCACTCCAGTTTGGGCGCGAGTGGATGGGACTCGGCGCCAGCCGGTTACACACGCCAAGCCTCGTCCGGCGCGGCGTTTGGTTCAGCGACCGCCCTCAACACCAAGAACATCACCACCACTGATGGATCTGTAGCCCAGACGGGCGGCCAGTCCGGCCAAAGCTACGCGGCAGCCACTGTCGAAATCATCAACTAACGAAAGGGCACTACCTTGACCGCAGGCACATGGACGTTCCCCAATGGGGCACGCACCAATCTACTTAACGGAACGTTCGACATCGACTCCGACACCTGGCGGGTCGCCCTCGTCACTTCGTCATCCAACATCGGTTCCTCCACCACGACGTGGGCTGGTGTTACCAATGAGGTTGCTCAGGCGAACGGCTACACCACAGGCGGTGTCGCTGTGACCCTTACCCTTTCGGGCACCACGAGCGTCACGGCGTCGTTCTCCACTAACCCAACTTGGACCGCTTCGGGTGGCAGCATCACCGCCAGGTGGGCTGTGCTTTACGAGCTTGGCGGCAACGTGCTGTGCTACGTGCTCCTGGACAACACCCCCGCCGATGTGACCACCACCAACGGCAACAGTTTGACGATTGACAGCGATGGGGCACCAGCTCCCGTCTTCACCTTGTCGTAGCACCCTCACCTCCTTGTGGGCCTCGCTAGTGCGGGGTCTTTTTTAATGCCCGAAAGAGGTCGCATGTTCTCTCAACTGCTGCGGTACCCCGCCTTCTACGCCGTTATCGGGTTGGCGGGGTTTGGGTTCGGGATGTGGCTCCGACCCAAGCTCAAGCTGCAGACCGTATGGGTCAGCACTTTGTATGGGCGGACTGGTCTAGACCCACGGATAGGGGACATCTGATGGATTGGTGGCGCCGCAAGATCAATGAGTGGCTGTCCGCTATCTGGTGGTCATACTGATGGCCGTCCTACGCGCGAATGTCGAGTTCGCGAAGCGGATCTTCCAGGACCGTGTCGGCAACAACTACGTCTACGGCGGGAACTGGAACCCGTTCAACGTCAAGGTCGGGACGGACTGCTCCGGTCTTGTCATCGATGTCTGTGATGCGGTGCGCAACGGGACCGCGATGGCCTGGACGCGGCACGGGATGTCCACGGAGAGCTGGCGTCCGATCGAGGTGGGTCAGACCGGAACGATCTTCAACACCATTTGTGTCGCGTCACCAAATGACTTCCCGGCTGATGCTGCGGTGAAGATCGCCATCCACCACGGTCCCGGCGGCGGGGCGAACAGCCACATGTGGTGCGAGGTTGAGGGAATCCGCATGGAGTCCAACGGCTCCGATGGGTGTGTGACCGGCAACCAGGCACGGTCTGTGTATGACACGAGCTATGCGAACGACTGGCACTACTTGCCTGGACCGATCACCGGCCAGGTAGGTGCCGATCCCGCAGGGGTGCTGGCACGCGCCACCGGACTGAGCGCCCCCAGAGCCGCAGAGACTCTGCCCTCGGTGACGGACGGGCTCAAGGCCAGCCAGTGCACGAACATCAATCGGATCGCGATGTGGCTGGCACAGGTCGGCCACGAGTCAGCCGGCTTCAATGCCACCGAAGAGTACGCCTCCGGTGCCGCCTATGAAGGGCGTGCAGATCTGGGTAACACCCAGCCGGGGGATGGGGTGCGGTTCAAGGGCCGCAGCTGGATCCAGATCACCGGCCGCAACAACTACGCAGCGTTCTCGCGGTGGTGTTCGGGTAAAGGACTCGTTCTGTCGCCAACGGAATTCGTTGATAACCCGAACCGACTGGCCGAACTGCGGTGGGCCGGTATAGGTGCGGCTTGGTACTGGACGGTCGCCCGCCCGGACATCAACGCCCTGTCGGATCGGCAGGACTTGGAGACGGTCACCCGCCGAATCAACGGCGGCACCAACGGCTTGGCTGACCGCCGCGACCGATACAACCGCGCCCTATTGCAGGGCGAGGCGCTGCTGCAACTTCTCAATCAGGAGGAAGACGACATGTTTACCGACGACGACCGCAACCTTCTGCGGCAGGTGGCCGGGGTGCGGCGCCCGTCGCTATCCCCGCTACGTCACCTCGATGAGGGCGATGTGAACACGTGCGCCGGGTTCGCGTGGACAGGGGACGGACTAACCCACCCGCAGTTCGTGGCAATGGCCGCCAAGTACGGCCACATGGACAGCATCCGCCTCTTGGGTGAGGTGGCTGGAGCCGACCCCGTGAAGTACCCCGACCGGCAGGAGGACGCAGCCCTAGCCAAGGCGATCCTCGCCGATGTCTACGCCGCCAACCCCGCCGCCCTCCAGCGGTTCGTTCAGAACGGAGCCTAGAAAATGAAGTACACCCCGAACACCATCTTCCGTGCCGTTACCGCATTCGTGGTCGCATTCGGTGGCGCCGCTGCGACAGCCGCCCAGGGCGGCGATTTAGCCGCCATGGATATCGGTGGATGGCTGACCGCCATCGGCTCAGGACTCACCGCCGCAGGCGCGCTGTTTGTGCGCCCCTCAAAGGGCGGCGACCCCGTAGAGGCTGTAACCACAAGCCTGTCCGACGCGCTCGTTAAAGCTGATGAGGCCCGCAACCACATCGGATCTGTTATCGACGAAGCGCAGGGCAAGGTCAGCGATTTCGTCAGGACCACCACCGCGGCCATTGGGCAGGTTCAGCAGACGATCGGCGGTGTAGGCACGGCTGGTGTAGGCGAGACCCTCGCGCTGCCCGACGACGCTGAAGCCATCATTAATGGGGTTATCCGGCGAGCTCAGAAGTGATCCTCACCCTCGGTTCCCATGGGGAGGTAGTAGCGAGGTGGCAGCGGGTCATGTTGGCCCGCTTCGCCTCCTACGCCAAAGCCGCTGACGGGGGACCGCTGAAGGTTGACGCGTATTTCGGGTACGACGACCAAGCCGTCCAGAAGGAATACCAGCGCCGCACCAACCAAGCCCAGAACGGGATTGTGTCGGCGGCCGATCTGGTGAAGTTGGGTTTGACGCCACTGTTCTTCACGGTCGAGGGGCATCTCTCCGACATGTTTGTCGGGCCTTGTGCTTTCGTGGCCTCCACTTTGGAGCGTGAAGGGCGGGCGGTGTGGCGGCCCACCGGCTACGACAACGTACGGCTGCCGTTCAACAACCAGTCCGGTGTGGACGAGCTCGTGAACCGGCTGGACACCAAGCTGTTCGATGACGGCACACCCTTCCCCGAGGGCACTCCGTGGAATCTGGCGATCTTCAGCCAGGGTGCGATGGTCGGCTGCGAAGTCATGGAAAAGCACGTCCTACCGACTAATGGACGGTTGCATTACCGGCTCAAGGATTTCCGCAAGGGCATCGCTTTTGGCAACCCCTACCGTCTGATCAACCAGTGCGCGCCTTGGGTTCCCGATCCGCCCCAGCCGAACACGCAGGGGATCATGGACTGGCACTTTGACTTCACGAAATACCCCGAGTTGGCGGGGAAGTGGCAGGAGCATGCCCGCACCCGCGACTGGTACGCCGAGAACCGGTTGGATGAGGCTGGTCAGAACATGACCGCTATCGCGAAGATCATCACCCAATCCTCCTGGACCGGTGGGGCTTCCTCGATAGTGGCCCGAATCATGGACCTCTTCGTCAACCCCTTTGACGGGTTGATCGACATCGTGTGGGCCATCGTGCGGACCTTCCAAGGCATCGCCCATTTAGAGGCCCACGGTACTTATGACCTGAATCCAGTCCTCGACTGGTTCCGGGCCTGACATGGACGACCTCGTGGTCTATCCACGCGCCGCGGTGTGTGGCGAATGCGGCAAGGACTACATCGATAACACGGGCGGCAGCATCTGCATCCCGTGCCTAGCCGAAGCACTCGGCTGGGCACTTCCCACAACTGAATAGAGCCCTCGAAGCGCCCCATGAAAGGCGGTTCAAACAAATGTCCATCCGGGAACAACTAGCTGAGGCTGCCAAGCCGAAGCAGCGCTGCACATGCTGTGCATGGGTCGCTACGCAGAGTGCAGATGACCGTAAGGCTATTGAGGAATGGGTAGCCGAAGGGAAGTCGATTGAGGCGCTTGTCCGCGTGCTGCGGAATGAGGGTCTTCCGGTGGGGCCGATTCAGTTTCGGCGTCACGTGCGAGAGTGTGTGCGCTCTTGAGTATCCGTGATCAGCTTGCCGCTGCTGCAACCTCGGTGGAGGAGAAGCGGTACATCCCGGAGACGACGTTCGATGGGTCTTCGGGGCATATCCAGACCGGGACGATGAAAGCCACTGATCCGGTGGACTATACGGATCTGTTGAAGCAGTTCGGGTATGACCCGGATGCGGTGCAGATCGTCGGGTCGGTGCGTACGTCGCGGTGGCAGCAGCGTGAGGATGGGGAGTGGCTGGTTGCGTACCGGTTCAACATCGCACCCCGCCAGACAATCTCTAGTCTTGACCTTGAGTTGTTGGTCAAGAAAGCCAAAGCACGTAAACCGGTTGGTGGTCAGGGGCATTGGCTTGTTTTTCAGGCGTCCGATCTACAGCTGGGTAAAAGGTCACGTGACGGCTCCACCGAGCGGATCGTTGAAAACTACCTCGATACCTTGCAGCGAAGTGTCGAACAGTATCGGCATCTGAAACGGTTAGGCGTTGAGGGGATACAGATCTGCATGCCGGGAGACTGCATCGAGGGCAACGTCTCCCAGAACGGCCGGAACCTGTGGCTCACACAAGAGACCGTCACCGAGCAGACGCGCATCCTGCGTAGGTTGATGGTCGCGGCAGTTGACGCATTTCGCCCGCTGGCCGATCAGGTCCACCTCGATGTGGTGAACGGGAATCATGATGAGGCGCAGCGGCAGCAGAATACCTACCCCGGCGACGGGTGGGCCACCGAATGCGCCATCGCCGTCCACGACGCCCTAGAACTCAACCCAGCCGCCTACGGGCACGTCTCAGTGAGAACACCAGACAAATGGTCGGGGTCTATGACCGTCCCAGTGGGGGACACGGTGGTGACAATCGCTCACGGGCATCAGTGGCGCAACAGAACCAAAGGCATGCAATGGTGGTCCGGACAAACCTTCACCCGGCAACCAGCTGGTGCCGCGCACATCCTGCAACACGGACACTTCCACAGCTTTGAAGTGGAAACAGACGGCGGTAGGACCCGGATCTGTTCACCGGCTTTGGATTGCGGCTCGGACTGGTACCGCGACCGCACCGGCTCCGAATCAGCCCCCGGAGGGCTCGTGTATCTCCTTGCCGCTGGCAAGATCTCCCACCTGTCAGTTGTGTAGGAGCCGCGATGAGTGAACACCCCGACGAACTCATACAGAAGTACGTCGAAGCGATGGATCAAGAACCCGGCTGGCGGGTATCAGATTTCGTGCTCATGGTCGGATTCGAGAGAGTCCAAGCGGACGGCACCATAGAGCACACCTACGGCGTGTATGAAGGTGAGAACCAATCACCCTGGGCTACACACGGTTTAGTCGCAAACGGTATAGAACACCTAGAACGAACTGAGTAATGAAAGGCCCCCGCGTAAGAGAGCTGAACGCGGGGGCGAGGGTTCTGGCGGGCCATGATCCCGCATCTTGGTTTCCGCCCGGAACTTGTGTCTACGTTTCCACCGGGGATTTGTTCACCCGCTCTCACCGATTGAGCTACAGAACCGATCCTTACGTTACTCCGCTTCTCCGACATCATCGAGGTTTATCCACAGGGATGGTACGGATGCGCCAGCTCCAATGGCAGAACCGTACCGAAAGTGGTACGGAAGTGACTTCGCGAAGGGGTTCCCATGGCTGGAATGATGCGCTCAAGAGTGTCGGGGCGCGGAGCCTGGTGCGACTGCTGCTCGACCTGGTCAATTGATCGGACGGCAGAGAAACGCGCCTGGCGCCGTGAGGTTGCCGAAGAGTTAAATCCCGATTTTGACGGCGAGTACCGCTTCTTTCGCGCGAAAGCTGATGCGGGGCTGCCCATCTTGGGCGGCGCCAACCTTCAGCTCTAAAGCCACTATAAAGGCTGACACGGCTCGTACCTGCACATTTCCCATCGCTCTAAATCGGGGAGGGTTCCCATGGCTTTACATCCATCTGATTGGGCGTGGATCACTATGGCTGCTGGGATCGTCGCCTACGAGATCGCCTGCCCGCCGGGGGAGCTGCTGTCGGACGCCACTGCCCGTTACGGGCAGTCCCACATGTTCCTCAGCTCCGCCGTGATCGGGGTAGTGGCCGTGCATCTGCTGCGCACCACCGGACTGCTTCGGTTCATCCCTGAACAGCTTGACCTAATCCATTTGTTGGCTTCACTGAAATGAGAGGACACCGCTATGTCTAACGAGGCGTTCAACACGCTGCTCAAACTGGAGGCCCGCGACCCCGAGTTCACCCGCGCGTACGTTGCGGAGTCCGCGCACATTGAGGCGATCGACCTGTCGATGGAGACTCCGCGGTGAATGTCGCTGGGATCGATTCACCGATCGAACTGCTAGCAGTCTTCCTTGTTGTGGCCGGACCCATCGCAGGTGCTTGGCTCACCGGGTATCTCGCCAACCGCAAGCACATTGGGAAAATGGCCTCCGAGGTTAAAGCCGTCCGGGGGCAGGTGGAGAACTCCCATCAAACCAACCTGCGCGACGACCTCACGGACGTACTGAACGGCATCAACCTGATCAAGCTGCGGCAAGTGAACCAAGGGAAAGAGATCGGCGGGTTGATCAAGGATGTCGGTGGCCTCATGGATCGCGTAGGTGATCTCGCTGGCGACATCCGTGACCACCGCGACGAACTCGACTCCCTCTCCAAGCGGATAGACAAACTCCGCAAATAGACCCCGCTGTCTGCGCTTACCGCCAATAGAATTGGGGTATGGGAAACAATCCACACGACGTGATGACGAACGCGATTGAGACTGAACGGCGCACCCGCCAGAACCGCTCCAGCCCACGACTGGCCGGAGCCGCCTGGGAGGCATTAGATCGATCCGGGTTCGCCATCGTAGAGAAGGACGGACCAACTCCAACCAACCCACGGCAACAGCTGGCCGATATTCGAAGACTGTGCGAATCAACCACCAGCAAGACGCCCGACGGAACTTGGTATGTGGACATAGAGGATCTATACAACGTTCTCGATGGACTGAATACGGTTCAGAATCCGCCGACCTAGCCCCCAGCCCCACCCCGCTTCACAGCCGCCCCCGGCTCCCGTGCTTCCCCAGCATGGTTGAGCCGGGGGCTTTTTTGGTGTCTCTACCCGCCCGCGAGTGTGCTTGGAATCGCCAGTAATAGCAGCACTCCATACACCACGGCGGCGAGTATCCCGTAGAACACGGGGATGTACGCCAGCACTTTCCACAGCCCTTGTGGGCGCCAGTTCACTAGGTGCTCAGGCAGTCTCCGATAGCCCCACATCAACAGTGCGCCCATTATCAGAACAATCGGGATCGTCAGGTACCAGCTTCCCGCGAGTGTGAACGGCGTGTACCACAGCAGCGCCGCAGCCGCAGCGCCCCGATCACCCAGAGACCCCGCCGCCGGGTCCACCAGCATCGCTACGACGAATACCAGATAGTAAGCAATGCAAAGGATCATCGCTGCGACACCGACGTACCGCCCGTAGGTCTTCGCATCCGCTTTAGTCATCGAGCCCCCTACTTGGTGCCAGCGGGAATGGGTGGCAACCCGCCGCCAAGCGATGGCGGAGGAGTCTGGGGTGTGATCACAGGGGGAGCGGACACGCCTCCGAGTGGCACCAGTTTCGCGGTGTCGAATGAGTTGTACAGGTTTTGATCACCAATGTCCTGCACCCCCACCAAGCCCACCATTGGGCCGTACGAGGTTGTGTTGGCGGGCATATTCGTGAACACGGTGTTGGTCTGGCCCATCGGGTTGTCGTGGTAGATCTCAACAGCAGGGAACTGTGTGATGCTGCCACCAACTGTAGGCCCGTTCGCACCGCCCTGAATAGCGAGCCCGCCATGCACTGAGTAGGACGATGCCTTTGCGACCGTTTCACCGCCAGGGGAGAATGGGTCGGCGGTGTTGTACGAAATCATCACCGCCCCATCCTTGTTCTGCGCGGCAGAGACCCATGGAACTCCCGCACGGCTCTCTAAGGTCACTGAGTCCACCGATGGATTTTGCCGTGTGACCACGACACCATTCTCGTAGTCAACGAGAACCGACACCCGGGAATGCTCGGGGTCGGCGTAAGGATCGAAGCCGCGGTTGTCGCCCAAGTTGTGTCCCTGCCCCTTCGATGGGCTGGGATAGGCAACTTCGCGCTGGGGTATGAAGAAGTTGGTCCGCACTGTGCCCCATCCGGGGTGGGGCTCGATCTTGGCCGCCCTAATCTCCGGTGGCGCGTTGTTCTTCGGGTCGTAGCTGTTCGGGTTTAACGCGGCGGCGGTAGCGAAATCAGCTGGCGTGGTCGGTGCATGCCCGAACATCTCCCGGAATGCCTCAATATCGGCCTCCCGCTTAGCGGTATATACCGGCTTGCCGTCGTAGATGGTCGCCGAAGCAGCTTCGGTACCTGATGCCAGGTTCACGGCATGCCGCAGGTCGCCGTCAGCGGTGTTGGCCGCCTCAAGCACCTGCCGCACCTTTGCTTCGATGTCTTGCTTCACCTCGGGTTTTTGGTCGTCATATCGGGGGTCTTTAGTGACCTCGCCAGTCTGGTCGTTGATCAAGAAATGGCCTTGAGATGCTTCCGACTCGGCGGCCTGCTGCACCTTCTTGATGACGGTGACCGACATAGCCGCCTGATCCATGGCAGCTGCCGCCTCCTGTTGGGCGGTGGTTTGAACCATGATGTTCTTGGCGATCTTGTCCAAGGATTGGTTGGCGGCGGTTGCGCCCTGACCATCCCACCTGCCGATGATCGGCAATGTTTTCAGTCCCGCCTTGACCTCTTCAAGGGATGTGGCGCGGGACCGCAACCCGCTCGCCGCGTCCGCGATAGCAGTCTCGTCCCAGCGTTTGATGTCACCCCAAGTCAGTGTCACGGGAGGGCCTGGCGAAACTTGATGAAGTATTCGGCCTGCTGATCATCCATCGAGTCGTACCCGTTGGCGATCCGCCGATACGCCGAACTGTCATGGGAAAGATCCGCGCACAGGTCCTTGGTCTGTTTTTGCAGGTCGGATAGGAGCGATTTGAGTGAATCACCTGATGCGCCTACCCAGCCGGCGGTTGCTGACTCAATCCTGGCGTTCGCCCGGGAGTGCGCTGCGGCGACATCCCGGCTCAGTGTCTCGAGGCGGTCCGCCGACAAATGAAGATCTACCGGGTCCACGCTCAATGGGTTCACGGCGCCCATGAGGCAGTCCCGTCATGCGGCGTCATGGCAACCTCCCCGAAGTGGTCTCGAGGGTGACCATAACGCACCACATTGGACAACGTGCAACTACAGATAGCCACAGATCATTTGGGACCACAGCAACGGGGTGCGATGGGTCCCAAGGGGTCTCGGTATGCTCTCAGGGCTCGGCGCGGAATCCGTTAGGCTACAGTCTAGGCTACAGTTGGCTTAGGATTTAGTCAGGAAATACGCGCTGAGCAGCGATGGGGCGGTAGCTCAGTTGGTTAGAGCCGTGGACTCATAATCCATTGGTCGCGGGTTCGAGCCCCGCCCGCCCTACAAAGAGGCTGTCCAGAGGGCATCCGCCAACACTTAGGGTCTTGCTGCTACCCGTTGCAGGGGTCGCGGAGGAGGACTGACGTTCGGCTCTTCGTATGTATCAAATGACACAAGCGTGGTCAGATCATTCCGACGTGGCACGGCCAGCCCACTCCCGAGAGACACCGCCCTAATGCTCCACGCCACCGATTTTCGGCCGCTAACACCACCGCAATTGTCGGTCACTTCCCGTATGGTCCTCAGACACCTATGCGGAACGGAGGGGGCCTGAAGAATGGTAGTGGGTTATCGAGCGATAGCACGCCTACATGATTCAGAGGATGCCATCGCTGCTGCCGAATCCCAGCTTGCTTCGTGGTTCCGGGAGAAGAAGTACCGAGGCACCCTGACAGACGCTGACTGGGACGGTGAGGGTGAGTACGAATTGGGCCCGCACGCTCAGTTCGTCGTTGTGCACGATGTTGAGAGACAGGATGGTAGTCGTCGTCGGCTCTACCGCTTCCGAGAGCTCAACGAAACGGGGCTCTGGACCGTGTCGTTGTCGGCCTTGGTTACACCCCAGTCGAAGCTGTTTAGGCAGACAGTTGTGGTTGATGTTGATGTCGATGCGGCGAGTACTGACGAAGCAGTTGGCAAGGTTGCGCCGCCTCGTTTGATGCGGAAGATCCTGGAATCGCACAAAGCGATGGATGGCGAAACTCCACTGACGGGCGAGCCGGAGGTGATTCGGGCTGCTGATGCTGGAATTGTAGTTAGCGCTATTTTGGACCCGACTCGTACGGCTTCGGTAATTGTTGCTCCATTACCGTGGGCGGATGGTGAGGATGAGTGGCGCAAAGCAATCCGCAGTCTGACTTCGCAGAGTGTTGGCGTAGCAGCCACATTCATTCTCGACGACGTCGCGGCCGGAATTGTGTCTCAAGGATTGCCGCCGTCACACGACATTCAAAAGGGCGTGATCCGGACGTTCGCGCCACAAGTGGACCTGAAATCTCGTGAAGATGCGCTGCGCCATCCCAAACTGCACCCAGCAACCTTGCTCAAGTATGTCGACGGCGGCAGGGTCAGGGCAACGCTCACTAAGTTGCATGCGCGTTCGACGCGGCTACGGTTCATCGAACGTGAACTTCCGAATGATGTTCGCCGCGGGCTGGACATCCTGCTTCGTGCTGAAGCTGTGGCGCTGCGGACACGAGACGTTGAGCGCAGAATCAGTGAAACGCTCCCTCAGCGTGAAGCCGCTGAACGTGTCGAAGACGTCGTTTCTGATCAGATAGTCTCCGCGCGGCTGCGACACTTGGTTTCCCGCTGGCTGGGGGCAGACCAGGAGCCTTCTGAGGCGGCATTTACTGAACTAGACCGCCTGCTGGAACGCAAGACCATCGAAGCATCGCGCCGCGAAGAGGATTTGGATAAGGCGACTGAAAGTCAGGAACAGTTGGAATCGGCACTGCGAGAATCGAAGTCGCAGATGGAAAACCTCTCGTTCGATCTCGCTGTGGCGGAGGAGAGTCTCCGGGCACATGAGCGCGAGGTCGTGGTTCTTCGTAGGCGATTGGTGGAGTACGGCAAACCGGAGTTGACCTATGTCGAACCCGCGCCCGAGATGTGGAATCCGCCGGACGATATTTTGAGCCTGACCGACCGCATCACACCTGGCAGCGACGCCCACACGGCGTTTAGCAGGGTCGTATTCACCGGTGATATAGATAAGGCATTAGAAGTAGATGTACGGGAACCGACTCCCCGCTACGCACATGCCTTCTGGGACTTCATTCATGTCTTGTATGACTATGCTGTGGGGCGCGCTGAGGGGCGAATCGTGGTTGGGGTTCATCTGTACCTGACGTCTGACAATCTGATCGGACACAAGTGTCCACCTGACCGGCATGCGTCTCGTGAGAGTGACACGACCATGAACCGCTGGGGCAGTGAGCGCATGTTGCCTGTGCCCGTTGAGGTTGCGCCCTCGGGCGAGATTCTGATGGCAGCACATTTCAAGCCGACGTGGAGGGACACATTCGCTCCACGTATGCATTACTACGACGACACAAACAACACGGGGAAGATTTACATCGGGTATATAGGACGACACCTAACGACGAAGGACTCATAG